ACGCGGCAATTTTTGAGAGCCAGATATGACAACGCCTCCCGTGAAGGAGGCTCAAGCATCTTATAAGATTATCATAAAAACTGGTTGCGGGGACAGGATTTGAACCTGTGACCTTCAGGTTATGAGCGGCAAGCCATTGATTCTGTTTATTCTTTATAGTTCAGATACTTAACTGTAACTCTTTAATTTCACGCGATGGGCCCCTTTGCGGTTTACCGTCGCTCATTGCGTTTGGACGGCTGTGAACAGACGAAACACCCCGCAAGTTGGCTGACGTCGTGCTGACGTGAAACACGCGATTGATGATCGCGATCATCGCGCCGCATTGCCGCAAATGATGGCATCTGAGCCCTGATCGCCCGCGCTGTCTTCGGCGTCGACCCGGTGCAAACATCCCCCACAAGTGGCCCTCCACGGCTCCGTCCAGCCCCAGCTTCCGCAACCGGAATGACATCGCCACTTATATTCCGGCTTATTCCTCAATTCCGGTGCGCTGGGCGTGGTTGAACTTGATTGTACGCCGAATCTACGCGTCATGAGATGTTCAAGGGAGAACTGAACATGGGCAACCAGTTGAAGTTGAATGAGAAACTTGCACGAGACGCCGAGCCGATCGAGGGCCGTGATTACCTGATCAGCGATAGCGAGATCGCGGGCTTTGCGCTGCGGATTTATCGTTCGGGAAGCCGCTCGTTCATTTTCGACTACAGGGCGAACGGGCGGCAGAAACGCTACCGGATCGGCCCCTGGCCGGCATGGTCGGTGAGTGCGGCACGCGAACGGGCGAAAGAGCTGCGCCGCATGGTAGATGCCGAAGGTGACCCGCGCAGTGAGCGGGATCAGACCCGCACGGCGCCTCGGGTGAGCGATCTGATTGAACGGTTTATCGCCGAACACCTGCCTCGGCTGGCGGCGCGATCCCGCTCGGATCAGATATCCATGATGCGCAAGCTGGTTGAGCCAGATTGGGGCAACAGGCTGGTCACAGAAATCACCAAGCAGGACGCAGCAAAATTCCTCGTAGAGGTCGCGAGAGGCCGCCCCCGTCCGCACAAACTGAAACCCAACAATCGCGCGCGCAAACTTCAAGGCTGGAAGCCAACCCCGATGCGCGCCAACCGGGTCGGGCAAGTGATGCGCAAGATGTTCAACCTCGCCATCGAATGGGAATGGCGCAAGGACAACCCCTTCCAAGGGTTTTACCAGCATCCCGAGAATTTCCGAGAACGCTTCCTCAGCCTGGAAGAGATCGAGCGCTTGGCGCAGGCGCTCGACAAGGCTGAAGACCTGCGCGCAGCCTCGATCCTGCGCATGTGCATGTTGACCGGTGCCCGTGTGGGCGAGGTGAAGGCCGCGCGCTTTGAGGATTTCAACCTCGAATATGGCAGTTGGTCGAAGCAGGCCGCCACGACCAAGCAGCGCAAGGTGCATCGCGTCCCGATTTCGGCGGACGTCGCCACTTTGGTGCGTCAGCGTCAACTTGTAGTCCCAAAGGGCTGCCCCTGGCTGTTTCCCGGTGACACGCCCGGCCAACCCGTACAAGAAATCCGCAGGTTCTGGGTACGCATCCAGAGCGAGGCCGACATTGCGGGGGTACGAATCCACGACCTACGCCACACCTTTGCCTCTTTGCTTGTCAGCAGTGGCGCCTCCCTGGAAATGATTGGCCGCCTGCTCGGGCACACCCAAATGACGACCACGCAGCGCTATGCGCATCTGATGGACACGCCGCTGCGCGATGGCGTCAACCAGGTCGCCGATATCATGCGCGCCCGGCCGAGGTTGGTACATTCCGGCGAACCGCTGGCGAGGACCGCGTAATCGCGGCCCTCCATTTTTAATCTGCATTTAGCCAGCATTGCGCTGGGCTGAGTACAATTCAGAGCTTGTCCTGTAGGCGCCACCAGACCCGCGCGAAGCGTTTGCGCACGGTGCTTGCATCCGGCACATCGCCGTCCTCGCTCTCTGCCGCGAACCAGTCCAGCATCATCTTCAAGAAATCTTCCTGCGTGCGTGGCAATCCCTTGCTGGCCACATCCGCAATTACATCCACTAGCATGCCCTCCCAGTCGTAGTTGGTCGAGCGGCCACCCCGGCGCCCTGTTTTGCTGCCCAGACCCAACAGGTCATTGATTTGCTCAAACTCCGCCACGTCGTCGGCGGCCAACATCAGGTCTTCGAGGCGCACCTCTATTCCCTGCGCTGGGTCCGTGATGAATTGCCACTCGAGCGCCCGCTCGGTCCTGATGCGCCGCACCCAGCAGCTGCGGTTCGGATCCCGCCCTCCGAAGAGGAGGCGCGCAACATCTGTTGCGTTTACCCCCACCATCCCGGCAGCGACCTCTTTGTCGCATCGAACCGGGCCAATCGGCATCACGATCGGCAAGCGCCCCGAAAAGGCCCAACCGCCGATATCGGTCAGGCTGTGGCCCCAGCGTGCGGGGAGATCAGCAAGCAGAAAATAGGATTTGGTGATTTTCGACATCGTCATCTTCTCTTGAACCGCACACTGCCCCGCAGCGCGGCAATCCAGTGCTGCGGCATTGTCATGCCGGAGCGCGGTCTGCGTTTCCGGCCCGACACCAAGGGCACCCGGGTGCTGCAGCACAACTGCAATGCCGAAGTGACCTGCAAGATATGCGAAGTGATGCGTCCGGCCTCCTTGGGCCAGACTCCAACACTCAGCCAATTCGCCGAAAAACGTGCAACCCTGCCGAAAGCCTCGGCATCCATCGTACCGGCGGGAGGCATCACGGCATCCGCAAGGATCATGGCCGCCCCCTTCCGAAGCGGCAATTCGTCATCAAACGCAATGTCACGCAGTTTGCGCCGAAATTTATTTCCATTCGCCAACTCGGCGCGTTCGGGCCTCCTAGTGAATCGGGCCGCCGACTCCTGCTCGTCGCACCGCAAATTCCGCTTAACTCATTGTTTTATAACATCCGGAATGATCGTCATTTTTAAATTCCGGTTCGTTCCTAAATTCCGGATGAGGTGAGCTGCTTTCTTCGCTGCACCGGGGGTGGTCCCCGGGGTGAACATTGGAGAAAGCGATGTCGGTGCAGACTGGCGAAACCGAGGCCAAGAAGCCGATCCTTGGCGAGTTGATCAGCCGCGCCGATCTGGCGACCGCGCTGCAGATGTCCCCCGAAACCCTCTGCCGCTGGGGCACACAGCGCGTTGGTCCTGCCCCCACTCGGATCGGGCGCAAGGTCTACTACCGCCGCGACAGCGTCGAGCAATGGCTGCGCGCCCAAGAGCAGAGCATGCCCAACCGTCAAGCACGGGGGCGTCGATGAGCCTCCCCCTACCCTTTCGCAAAAATCGCGGCCGCGATCAGTCCCGACAAGACTGGCTGGACGAGCGCCGCCGGGAGGCGCGCATCGCCGTCGCCGATGTCGTGAACCATTCCGATCACCTGCTCCGGCTGGCCTGCAATGTGCTGGTTCAGCATGGTGAGACGCCAGAGGAGCGTGAAGACGCGCGGATCCTGCTGGTGGTCCTCGATGCCAGATCGCCTGTGCGCGCTGGGCGCGGTGTGCATGACCGGGAGGGCGACGAATGAAACGGCGCGGCACACCCGAAGCGAAGTTGCAGCGAGCTGTGGTCACGGCGCTGCGCTTTGCCCTTCCCAAGGGAGCGATTGTTCATCACTGCGCCAATGAGGTCACTGAAGCCGGCCCACGTGGCGCAAAGCATCAGGCGATCCTCGTTGGAATGGGGGTTCAGCCCGGCTTTGCGGACTTGATTGTGCTCTGCGAAGGCCGCGTGCTGTTTCTTGAGCTGAAGTCCTTCAAGGGGCGCCTCAGCCCCGCGCAGGAGGCGTTTCGGGATGCTATGATGACACAGGGCTTTGGCTGGGCGCTGGTACGGTCATTGGATGACGCACTGGGTGCTTTGGCGGATCACGGGTTCACCACGCGTGTGGCGCGCCCCGCAATCGCACCGCGCGGCGGGAACAAACCGACCCAAGGGGATGCGCCATGAGCCATGCCGCGACCCTTTGGGCCATCCAGCAGCGCGGGCTGAAGCCTGCCACCAAGATCGTGCTTTGGCAGCTCTGCGATCGCTTCAACCCGGATTACGGCTGCTTCCCCTCGCAGGAACGCTTGGCGCATGATTGCGAAATCAGCCGCGCCACCTTGAACCGCCACCTCGACGTCCTCGAGGCAGTGGGCCTGATCCAGCGCATTCGGGCCATAGACCTGCAAACGCGCCAGCAGCGCCCGACGCGGTATCTCTTACAGTTCGAGCCGGGCTTCACGCCGCGTGACCCCGGACCCAGCGGCGATGGCGAAGAGGGCTCGGCGGATGCAGTTTGTACGAGCTTTGCTTCCGAATTTCCGCGTTCAGATTTGAGACACGGGCCAGCAGGTGAAAATGAAAGCCAAAGCAATATGTTAGATCGCGTCAAATTGGAAAAACCGTGCCTCATTTCTGGCCACGGGGCCGTGTCTCATTTTTGCACAAAGCCGTGTCTCAAAAATGGCGGATCCCGTGTCTCAAATCCGGACACTAACCTTGTAAGAGAACCTATAAGTAAACCAGTAAAGGAGGAGGAGAACGCGCGAGCGCACGAAACCCTCGGTGCTAATTTTTTTGAAGAGCTTCTTGAGGCGCTGGGCTTTGCCCCTGATACACCCCTGCCCGGTTGGTGGCAGGGCTGGCCGCCCCGGGAACATGTTAGGCGCTGGCGGGATGACCTTGGGCTGACGTCGGCCGAAATCCTCCATGCGGCCGAAGCCTCACGTCTCGAGCATCCTGAGCCCCCGGATGGGCCCAAGGCTCTGGACCGGATCATGCAGCGTGTCTCCCAGCGCAAGGCGGATGCAGCCAGGCGAAAACGACCAAGGGCAAAGGCGGCACCTGCGCCGGTGCATATGCCGATCACCGACATCCCGGCCTTCTACGCCGATTTGGTGAACTCGGATCGCTACGTGCCGGCCAGTGCGATCACGAACTCCACCCGTGACGCGATGCTGGCCCGTGGGCTGGTGACGGCTGAGCGCCTTCGTGAGCGGGGCATCCAATGAAATACGATCGTAACTTGCATGGCAGAGTTGGCGGCGCTGGGCGTGTGCGACAAAAGCGCATGCTGCCGGTGCAGCAAGCATTGGAATGGGCCTTCGGCAAGGAGAAGGCCGAGTTGGAGCTACCGGAGCGCCCAGATCCCGAACGACGGCAGGATTTTGGTCTTGGTCTCGAATACATTCTCATCCAGCGCGCGGTGCTCGGCTGCAAGATCGACGGCGGCCAGCACAAGGTCGGCAGTTACACTCATGAGGATGCCGAGGTCATCGCGGCAATCGTTGCAGGGCTACCCGACAGCCTCGGCGGCAAGCGCATGGCGATCCGGGTGGCCGAACTCGCCCGCGCTGGGCTGACGCCGGACTGGATGCCGGGGGCGGTGCCGCGCTGTGTGCCGGTGGAGGTAAAGCGCAACCAGCATGGGGAGCGGGCGACGACCGTCGTAGTTGGGACTGAGCGGGTTCTCACGCGCGGCAAATGGCGGACGGTGGATGTGTTGGCCTGTCCGGTGACCTACTCACCGCATCCCGAACAGATCGCATCTGCGCGGCGCGGCTATGAGGATTGGTGGTTGGCGCTGAATTGGGTCAGGGTTGGGTTGCTGGAGGGCGGGATGCTGCGGGATGTCGTGGTGACGGTGGCAATGCCAAGGACACGGCCGTGGCTGGCGCGAGCGTGATTCACGGTGTAAGCATGAGCGAAACATCGCAATTTTCGCCTTCCCCTTGCGGGCTTGCCGCGCAAACTTGCCGACAGCAGCTGGGGAGCACCACATGACCGATGAGCAAAAGAAGACCCTAGAAAGAAAGCTCTGGGACATTGCCAACACCTTGCGCGGCAAGATGAATGCCGACGAATTTCGCGACTACATCCTTGGGTTCATCTTCTACAAATACCTGTCCGAACGGATGCATCTCTATGCCAACGAGGTTCTGAAGCAGGACGGGATTGATTACCTGTCTGTTGATGAGGCTTCGGCAGACGGCCGCGAAATTCTCGACGCCGTCCGTGAAGCCTCTGTCGACGCGCTGGGCTATTTCTTGCGCCCGTCCGAACTGTTCAGGCAGATCGCAAAACGTGGATCCAAGCCCGGGCAGTTCATCCTTGCCGACCTGACCAAGATCCTCAACAATATCCAGCGTTCGACTATGGGCACCGAGTCAGAGGGAGATTTCGATCATCTGTTCGAGGATCTGGACTTGACATCGACAAAGCTTGGGCGCACGGAAGAAGCCAAGAACACCCTCATCGCAAAGGTTTTGACCCACCTCGACGAGATCAACTTCCTGTTGGACGATGCCAATACCGATGTGTTGGGTGATGCTTACGAATACCTGATCGGGCAGTTTGCCAGCGGCGCGGGCAAGAAGGCGGGCGAGTTCTACACGCCACAGCAGGTGTCTACCATCTTGGCCCGCATCGTCACCACCGGCCGAACGAGGCTGAAGTCGGTATATGATCCAGCTTGCGGGTCAGGTTTGTTGATTTTCACCCAGAAGTGAGCCGGTTTTTTCACCGAGAAGTGAGCCACCTCTGATTATGGATTTCGGTTCATGCTGGGGTCAAGGGTGGGTTTGTCTCCTTCTTTTTTCGGGCTGCGGCGGCTGAGCTTGCCTTGAAGCGGAAGCTGTCGTTTCCGGTTTCAAGGATGTGACAGCGGTGGGTGAGGCGGTCGAGCAAGGCTGTGGTCATCTTGGCATCACCGAAGACGGTGGCCCATTCGCTGAAGCTGAGGTTGGTGGTGATCACGACGCTGGTGCGCTCGTAGAGCTTGCTCAGGAGGTGGAACAGCAGGGCCCCGCCCGAGGCGCTGAATGGCAGGTAGCCCAGTTCGTCCAGGATCACGAGGTCGAGCTTGGTCATGCCTTCCGCGATCTGCCCGGCCTTTCCCTTGGCCTTTTCCTGTTCGAGGGCGTTGACCAATTCAATTGTCGAGAAGAAGCGGACCTTGCGGCGGTGATGTTCGATGGCCTGGACGCCGAGAGCCGTGGCGACATGGGTCTTGCCCGTTCCCGGGCCACCAATCAGGACCACGTTCTGAGCGCCATCCAGGAACTCGCAGCGATGCAGGGTCCGGATGGTGGCTTCGTTGATCTCACTGGTTGCGAAATCGAAGCCGGAGAGGTCCTTGTAAGCCGGGAAGCGGGCGGACTTCATGTGATAGGCGATCGAGCGCACTTCGCGCTCGGCCAATTCAGCCTTCAGCAGTTGCGACAGCATCGGGACTGCGGCCTCAAAGGCTGGCGCCCCTTGCTCAATCAGATCAGTGACGGCCTGGGCCATGCCATACATCTTCAGACTGCGCAGCATGATGACGATAGCGCCCGCGGCGGGATCATGACGCATGGCGGCCTCCTGCGAGTTGGGCACGCAGGCCGTCATAGCGTTCGACGTTCGCCTTGGGTTCGCGGTGCAGGGCCAATGCCTGTGGTGTATCCAGTGGCGGCCCACCGATCACCTTGCCGTCGACCAGCCGGTGCAACAGGTTCAGGACATGGGTCTTGGTCGGCACGCTCTCGGACAGGGCAAGCTCCACGGCGGTCAGCACGGCTTGCTCGTCGTGGTGAAGCACGAGGGCGAGGATATCGACCATCTCCCTATCCCCACCGGGTTTGCGCAGCATGTGATCCTGCAACTGTCTGAACGCAGACGGTAATTCCAGGAAGGGTGCGCCGTTGCGAAGGGCTCCGGGCTTCCTTTGCACAACTGCCAGATAATGCCGCCAGTCGTAAATCGTCTTCGGTGGCAGATGATGGCTGCGCTCGATCACGCGCACATGTTCGCACAGGATGTTGCCTTCGGCAGCCACCACCAACCGTTCTGGATAGATCCGCAAGCTGACAGGCCGGTTGGCAAACGACGCCGGAACACTGTAGCGATTGCGCTCGAAGCTGATCAGACAGGTCGGCGACACGCGCTTGCTCAGTTCGACGAAGCCGTCAAAGGCGACCGGCAAGGGCATCAGGGCTGTCTGCTCCTCGGCCCAGACATCAGCGATGGTGCCGGGCTGCTTGCCATGCGGGGTCTCCCGCCACAACGCGAGGCAACGCTCTTCCAGCCAGGCATTCAGCGCGGCAAGATCCGGAAAGTCCGGCATCCCCTGCAACATCTGGTGACGGGAATCCCGGACGTTCTTCTCGACTTGCCCTTTCTCCCACCCTGCCGCCGGATTGCAAAACTCAGGCTCGTAAACATAGTGGTTCGTCATTGCGAGGAAGCGCATGTTGATCTGCCGCTCCTTGCCTCGGCCAACACGATCCACCGCCGTCTTCATGTTATCGTAGATGCCCCGCCCCGGGACACCGCCGAAGACCCGGAACGCATGCCAATGGGCATCGAACAGCATCTCGTGCGTCTGCAATGGGTAGGCCCGAAGTAGAAAAGCCCGACTGTGCGACAACTTGATATGCGCCATCTGCAGCTTGGTGCGTTCGCCGCCCAGAACCGCAAAGTCCTCGCTCCAGTCGAACTGGAAGGCATCGCCGGGGGCAAAATGCAGCGGCACAAAGGTCCCCCGGCCCGTGGTTTGCTGCTCACGCTGCCGATCGCTGCGCCATCGACGTGCAAAGGCCGCGACCCGGGCATAGGAGCCGGTGAAGCCAAGCACTGCCAACTCAGCATGCAGTTGCTTCATGGTCCGCCGCTCCTTGCGCGACCTCCCGGCCTCAGTCTTCAGCCAGCCCGCAAGCTTGTCGGCAAAAGGGTCAATCTTGCTTTGACGTTCCGGCGTCGCAAACTTCGGCTCGATCGTGTTGGCCGCCAGATGCTTGGTCACCGTATTCCGCGACACGCCCGTCAGCCGTGAAATCTCGCGGATCGACAGCTTCTGCCGCAAGTGCATCCGGCGGATGATGTTCAATAGTCCCATGTGGATCACTCCGTTGCCCCCACCGCTCACCGCTTCGGGGAAAGGTTCACATGGCTCAGTTCTCAGTGAAAATTATGCGCCTAACCGGCTCACTTCTGGGTGAAAATCAACAGGTCAGGTTCCCTGTTGCTTCGCGTGGCCAAGGAGGCGGACGTGTCCGAGTTTTTCGGGCAGGAGATGAACCGCACCACCTACAATCTCGCCCGCATGAACATGATCCTGCATGGGGTGCACTATCGTAATTTCGACCTCAAGCAGGAAGACACTCTGGAACACCCCCAGCATGACGGCATGCGGTCCGATGCTGTTGTCGCCAATCCACCTTTCAGCGCCAACTGGTCTTCCAATCCCCTGCTACTGTCCGATGACCGGTTCAGCCAGTATGGCAAATTGGCCCCGGCATCGAAGGCCGACTTCGCCTTTGTCCAGCACATGCTGCACCATTTGGACGACAACGGCACCATGGCTGTGATCCTGCCGCACGGGGCGCTGTTCCGTGGTGGGGCCGAAGGGCATATCCGCCAATACCTGATCAAGGATCGCAACTGGCTGGATGCCGTCATCGGTCTGCCTGCCAACATCTTTTACGGCACCGGCATTCCAACCTGCATCCTGGTCTTCAAGAAATGCCGCGAAACCGAGGATGTTCTGTTCGTCGATGCCTCGACCTGCTTTGAAAAGGCGACGAACCAGAACATCCTGCGTGCCGCAGACGTTGACCGCATCGTGGGCACCTTCCGCAGCCGCGCTGAAGTCGAACGCTTCAGCCATCGTGCGACCTTGGCCGAAATTACCGAGAACGACTTCAATCTGAACATCCCCCGCTATGTGGATACTTTCGAGGCTGAGGCAGAAATTGATCTGGCAACGGTCGCGGCAGAGGTGCGCGCAATCGAAGGAACCATGGCGGCTCTCGACAAGTCTATCCGTGATTTCTGTGCCGAGTTGGGGCTGGAGGCGCCAGTATGATCCCTGCCGCCCCAAGACTTCGGTTTCCCGAGTTCAAAGATCCTTGGAAGCCAGGGCATGCTGGCGACGCGTTCAAGAACAGCCGCGCGAAGGGTGCTGCTGGCCTTCCCATTTATTCGGTGACGATGGATCGCGGGCTTGTGCGACGCGACAGCATAGACAGGCACATGGCGGCCGATGCCGCAGACGGCCAGAACCTGCGCGCGCAGCGCGGCGATGTTGTCTACAACATGATGCGTATGTGGCAGGGTGCCGTTGGGCTTGCCCCTGAGGAGTGTATGGTCAGCCCGGCTTATGTCGTCCTGTCCCCGAAGAAGCACACATCACCCCAGTTCTTCGACCAGTGGTTCAAGGGCAAGCGGATGCTCTATCTCCTGGGTGCCTATTCTCACGGGATCACCAGCGACCGCCTGCGGCTTTATGCCGATGACTTTGCTCGCATTCCCGTGCATCTGCCTTCACTTCCTGAACAGCAGAAAATCGCGGCGTTTCTTGGTGTGGTGGATGCCAAGCTTGCGGCGCTGGCGACCAAGCAGGCGGCGCTGGGGCGGTTCAAGGCTGGGCTGATGCAAAAGCTCTTCAGGCAGCAGCTTCGGTTCACCCAAGATGACGGCGCGGCCTTTCCGAATTGGGAAGAAGAACGACTAGGGGATGTCTTCACTTGGGTGAAAACAAACAGTCTATCACGCGAGTTTTTGACTTATGACGGTGGCCTTGTTCAAAACATTCATTATGGGGATATTCACACGAAATTCCGCGCCTTGTTTCGGCAATCTGCCGAGAATGTTCCATTTATCGCACCGAACAGCGGGCTGAAGACACTCTCTGAAGAAGAATACTGCCAGATCGGGGATGTAGTTATTGCAGACGCATCCGAGGACTTTGCCGATATTGGCAAGGCAATCGAAATCGTAGAGTTGAGTGAACGTTCATTGGTTGCGGGGCTTCACACGTACATCGCCAGACCTAAAATCGGCTCTTTAGTGTTAGGGTTCTCTGGCTATCTGTTGCGCAGCGAACCGATGCGGCGCCAGATTGTTCGGATCGCGCAAGGTATTTCCGTTTTGGGGATTTCGAAGGGAAACCTTGAAAAACTGACCTTTTGGCTTCCCCATCCCGACGAGCAACAGAAAATCGCCGATGCGCTTGCCGCAATGGATGCCAAAATTCAGGCGGTTGCAGATCAGATCGTCAAACTGCAAATCTTCAAGAAGGGTCTGCTGCGGCAGATGTTCGCCTGAAATGATGCGGCCTGCTGAACTGCTCATCATCGAGAACGCCAAGGAATGCCCTGACTTCCGATATTACCTGCCACTGATGAAGAAGGCGGAAAGAAACGTCACGAGCTACCCGGACATCTGCATCGAGACGTGCAAAGCGCTTGTCGAAGGGGTGTCGAAGACGATCATTCTTTCCTTGGAAGAGGGAGTAAGGCCCGAAGACATCAAGGATCTTGATGTATCGCCACTCGTTAAACGCGCTGGCAAGCTGCTCCAGCAGGACGACACGATCATCGAAGAAGGCTTTGTAACTCGGGTTGCTTCGGTCGCGCACTTCATAGGCGTCCTGCGGAACGAGCGGGGTGACATCTCGCATGGCAAAGCTGTGCCGAAGGTGATCCAAAGCAATGACAAGCTGGCCAATGCAATTCTCCAAGTCTCAAGCGGTCTGCTGATCTATATGCTGGACACCTATTTCACCAAGCTTAAGGACAAGCGCGCGCGAATCGCTCAAGCGGAGCTCGAAAAAGAACAAGCAGCCGATCTGGAACAAGTGTCTTACGATGACAACCAGGACTTCAATTCGTGGCTGGATGAAAGCTATCCCTACGACGGCAAATTGAGTTACAGTTTTGCGCTCTTTTCGCTTTACCCTGAGGATTACCTTGTACGGCTTGAAGAGTTCCGGGACATCGCCGAGGAGGAGGACGAATGATCCAATCCGAAGCACAGCTGGAATCCGGCTTGGTAAAGCGCCTTCACAGCTTGGGCTGGGAACCTGTCACCATCACTGACGGCGCTGGGTTACGCGCAAATCTGAAGGCGCAGTTGGAGGCACAGAACGACGTCAGTCTGTCGGACGCAGAATTCACCCGAGTACTGAACCACCTCGACAAGGGCAATGTCTTTGACAAGGCCAAGCTCCTGCGCGACCGCATGGCCCTGCCCCGCGACGACGGCACGACCGTCTATATCCAGTTCCTGAACACCGAAGAATGGTGCCGCAACCGATATCAGGTTACCTCGCAGGTCACCCAGGCAGGCAGCTACAAGAACCGCTATGACGTGACTCTGCTGATCAACGGCCTGCCGCTGATCCAGGTGGAGCTGAAGCGCCGTGGCATGGAGCTGAAGGAGGCCTTCAACCAGGTCAACCGCTACCAGCGCCATTCCTATTGGTCGGATCACGGGCTGTTTCAGTATGTGCAGCTGTTCGTCATCTCAAACGGCGTGAACACCAAGTACTATGCCAACAACCGCGATCAGGATTTCAACCAGACCTTCTTCTGGGCCGATGTCAAAAACCGGCTGATCACCCAGCTTGACGCCTTTGCCGACGCCTTCCTCGAGAAGTGCCATGCGTCAAAGATGATCAGCAAATACATCGTCCTGCACGAGAGCAACAAGGTGCTGATGGTGCTGCGGCCCTATCAGTATTTCGCGGTCGAGGCGATTGTCGAGCGGGTGAAAGCCGGGCGGAAGAATGGCTACATCTGGCACACCACCGGTTCGGGCAAGACACTGACCAGCTTCAAAGCTGCGCAGGTGCTGATTGAGAACCCCAAGGTGCACAAGGTCGTCTTCGTCGTCGACCGCAGCGACCTCGACTATCAGACCACCAAGGAATTCAACCATTTCAGCGATGGTTCGGTCGATGGCACGGATAACACTCGTGCGCTGGTCAAGCAGCTGGCAGGCGACCACAAGCTGATCGTCACAACGATCCAGAAGCTGAACACGGCCATTTCCCGCGACAAGTTCGAGGGCCCGCTGCAGGCGGTGAAGGACGAACGGGTCGTGTTCATCTTTGACGAATGCCATCGTTCGCAGTTCGGCGAAACCCACAAGCGTATCGTGGCGTTCTTCAGCCGGGCGCAGATGTTCGGTTTCACGGGCACCCCGATCTTCGCCGAAAACGCGATGGCCAAGCGGACCACCAAGGATCTGTTCGGCGAGTGCCTGCATAAATACGTCATCACCGACGCGATCAGCGATGAAAACGTTCTACGGTTCTCGGTCGAATACTGGGGCAAGCTGAAGCGCAAGGATGGCAGCCTGATCGACGAAGAGGTCGCGGGCATCAACATCAAGGAATTCTTCGACCACCCCGACCGGATCAACGGAGTCGTGGACTGGATCATCCAGAACCATGATCGCAAGACCCATAACCGTCAGTTCAGCGCTATGCTCTGCGTCAGTTCGGTCGACGCGCTGATCACCTACTACGAGGCCCTCAAGCGGCGGCGCGATGCGGGCGAGCATGATCTGCGCGTTGCCACGATCTTCACCTACACGGCCAACGAGGAAGATGCCGATGCCGACGGCATGATTGGCGATCCCGATTTCAACATCGGCGTGGACAAGCCGATAAACGTGCACACCCGCGAAAAGCTGGATCGGTTCATCGCCGACTACAACGCGATGTACCAGACCGCTTATTCGACGAAGGACAGCCACAGCTTCTACAACTATTACAAGGACATCGCCAAACGCATGAAGGAGCGCGAGCGGCGCGACTTCCAGGACAAGGACCGGGTCGACATCCTTCTGGTAGTCAACATGTTCCTGACCGGATTCGACGCCAAGAAGCTGAACACGCTCTACGTCGACAAAAACTTGCGATACCACGGACTGATCCAGGCATTTTCGCGCACCAACCGCATCCTTGGCCAGGTCAAATCCCAAGGCAACATCGTCTGCTTCCGGAATCTGAAAGCCAAGACAGACGAGGCGATCACGCTGTTTTCTAACAAGGATGCCATCGAAACCGTCCTGATGGCCCCTTACGAAGAATATGTCGCGCAGTTCAACGCGGCAGTCGCCAAACTGCTGGAAATAGCCCCGGACGTGGACAGCGTGAACGATTTGCAGACTGAAGGCGAAATGCTGACCTTCGTGCAGGCATTCCGCGAGCTGATCCGCGTCCGCAACGTGCTGGGCAGCTTCACCCAGTTCAGCCCCGACGACCTGACCCTCGATCCGCAGAAATTCGAGGACTACAAGAGCAAGTACCTCGACATCTATGACCGGACAAAACGGACCAAAGAAACCGAAGCAGTGTCGATCATCGACGAGGTAGATTTCGAACTGGAGCTGATCCAGCGAGACGAAATCAACGTCGCCTACATCCTCGGCTTGCTGGCCGAGGTATCGCGGGACGCCAACAGCCTGGATGCGACCCAACGCTTTGAAAGCGCACGTAAACGCAAGCTGGTGATGGACATGCTTGGGTCAGAGGCGCAGCTGCGCAGCAAGCGTGAATTGATCGAGCGCTTCATCGAAGAGCACATGCCGAAGGCAAAAGACGGCAGCGCAAGTGTGGAAGAGACCTTCCTAGCCTATTGGAACGATGAGCGGGTCAAGGCGATGGAGACTGTGTGCACCGAAGAAGGCATTGCACCGGCGGCATTCCAGCGGCTGGTCGAAGACTACCAGTTCACAGGTAAACCGCCGCTGCGCGAAGCGATCATCGATGTGCTTGAGCAAAAGCCGAAGATCCTAGAACGGAAGAAGATCACAGAGAGGATTATCGATAAACTCCTCGGCCTGGTCGCAACGTTTGATGATGGACTCGGGGGGATATGAATTGCCCCCCGTCTTGTGCCACCATTGCAACATCACTACATCTCGGTAATCTAGAAGAGAATTATACCATAGGGGGAAAGGCGGATGAGCCTGACATCGGAGAACTTGGTTGGCTACCTGCGAGCCGAGTTCCACAAATCGAGCCGCATCCGTCTCTCGCTTTTTGTTGTCCAAATGCTCGCCGCTGTGCCCGCCGCAGTATCCGTCGTCATTTCCGATCAGGAAAAGGTGCTGCTTTATGGCCTGGCGATCACGACCGTCGTACTGCTTGTTGTTTGGTGGGTACTAAACGAGATGTACACCTCAGTGCGATCAGCCGCCCAAGCTGCTCGTCGTGGTGCGCTCTTGCTTGGTGGGCTTCAACAAACTTTCTCTCCAAGCGAGATTCAGAGTCTGCGCGAGCGTTTCACGGTCACGTCAGAACGCGCGCAGGAATTTGAGATGGCGGATTACTATGCGACGAACGAGCCGCACGGCCCTTCGCGCTTAGCTGAAATGGTAGAGGAATCGGCATTCTACAGTGAGCGCCTACAACGAAAGAGCGCGCGGGTGATCCTTGGAATACTTCTGCTGTTCGCAATCCTCTTCCTTGTCATCGCGCTGGTGAGCATCCCAACGATCGACGGCAACACCGGTATGATGATGACACGCGTACTGCTCGCGCTAATGGTCTTTGTCTTATCTGCAGACGTGTTGGGTGCGTATCGCCAGCACCGCGGTGCAGCTGAAGAGATCAAACAGATTCGGAATAGACTAATGGTGGCAGACAGGTCCAATTACCAATTACCGGACGTTTTGCTCGCCTACGCGGACTATAACGCCGCCGTGGAAGGCTGCCCGGAGGTCGTGCCATTTGTGTACAATCTGTACCGAAAAGAGCTCGAGCTTGGCTGGAATGATTACCAAAATGATCGAGCTGATGCTCGCGCCGAATGGCGAGGGGCGCCGAAATGAAACATGTAGATCTGTTCAGGGATTTTCTCCGGGAAACAGTCAACCTTAACGACACCAGAATCCAGGAACTTGAGAAGAGCACTGAAGCAATTAAGAACGCCGTACGAGCGTCGATTTGGCAGCCGCAACTTCTCGGGTGGATGGAGCAGGGTTCCTGGGCACATAAGACGATCATCAAGCCAGTTGATCAAGGCGAGTTCGATGCCGACCTTATCGTGTTCGTGAAGCCAGTCGATGGCTGGGATGCTGCGCAATATATCGACAAGCTCTACGAAGCATTCAGGGCGAACGGCACCTACAGAGATATGGTGAGGCGGTGGTCACACTGCGTGACGATCACATATGCAAACGACAAAAAAATCGATGTCGCACCCGTCCTGGTAAATCGAGGCGGCGTTGAAGTGCTTGAGGTATGCAATCGCGACTTGAACCAATTTGAACACACCGAGCCCAGGAAGTACACTGAATGGCTCGTTCAGCGGAACGGCTACTCCGGTTCCAACAGCTTCCGGAAAGTCACTCGGCTTATCAAATATCTCCGCGATATCAAGACGCGCTTCACCTGCTCGTCCGTGTTGCTGACGACGATCCTCGGTTACCGTATTGAAGCTGCCGACAAGGACAGCGAGATGTTCTGCGACACTCCGACAGCACTAAGGACGGTGTTCGGCCGAATGGACGATTGGCTGCAGGCCAATCTCGTAAGGCCGACTGTATTGAACCCCTACTTGCAGACTGAGAATTTTGCGGAAGGCTGGACTGACGAGCAGTATGCCAACTTCCGTAATCACATCCACAAGTACCGTGGTTGGATCGATGACGCCTACGACGAGCAGGATCGTTCCGAAAGTATCGCGAAATGGCGGCGGGTTTTCGGTGATGCGTTCGCCCATGGCATTGTCTTGGATGAGGGGAAGATAGCTGGCCAGATGGTCGTAGCGGATGTGCGCCGAACCATGGTCGAAGCATCGCATTTTGCCGGCGACCTGGTCGAGGCGATAAAGCGATTCGGCGGTCGCATCCTGCCGGCGAGCTTCAATCGACGCCCGTATATGGAGGCGCCGCGCTGGAAAAACGGGCCAGATAGTCAAAAGATCCATGTGATCGTGCGTGCCGCGCTGTATCGCGAGAAATTTGGCACGCATCCACTCAAAGAAGTGCAGTCGCTTGAGCCACTGGCTGCCGGCTATTGGCTGCAATTCAGAGCTACCACAAATACAGGTCAGTATTTCCCATCATCTGATTACACTGTGATGTGGCGAGTGACGAATACGGACGAGGCGGCAGCGCGTGACGGTGCTCTACGGGGACGATTCGAAGAGCCGGAAGCAGACAATCGCCGCTGGGAACATTTGAAGTATCGAGGTGTTCACCTCGTCGAGGCGTTTGTGATTCTGAAGCGGACAGACCGGATCGTGGGGCAGAGTGAGGCGTTTAGGGTGATGGTCGAATAGTAGATTGCTGCCCAACTTGGCCGCATCCAAGCCCCCTCCCATGGTTCCTCCTGGCCTCAATTCGTATACGGGGGGGCGTTGCCCGGCACTTCGCTAGCGACTGGCAATTTCACCGGGGAATCCACCCGGAATCCAGCACGCGGAGATCGTGATTTTTAATGACTCATTTTCAATAACTTACAAAATCACGACTTTGCCGCGCTGGATTCTTTTGGGGAATCCAAGGAATCCACTTTGAGGAACCCACCAGCAAGAAGCCACCCCATTGAAGCCAACCGCTGAGAAGCCGTTGAATCCACGTGCATTTTCCATTTGACAAAGCTGCCTCTCTTGCCCTACCCCTTGAACATCGAAGAATTGCGCCCGGAGGAACCCCTCGCGGGCGCTTTTATTTTCTCGCATCGCGGACCTGATCGTGAAGCAGCCGTCGCCGGCCGCGCCCGCCGGGTCGCCCGCCCTGCCCCAAAACGAGACCTGCCCTATGGACCTGGTGTTCACCCCGAGCCAGATCGAGATCTGGCCGCTCGACCGGCTGCGGCCTTATGCCAAGAACGCCAAAGTCCATGGCACCGACCAAGTGGCGAAGATCGCGGCCAGCATGGCGAAGTTCGGCTGGACTGTGCCCTGCATGGTCGCCGACGATGGTGAGCTGATCGCCGGGCATGGCAGGGTGCTGGCCGCCACGATGCTGGGGCTGAAGGACGTGCCGGTGATCAGGCTCGGCCATCTCGACGAAGCAGAACGTCGGGCCTACCGGATCGCAGACAACAAGCTGACCGAACTCGGGGAATGGGACGAGGCGATGCTGCGCGAGGAGATCGCAGGGCTATTGGCTGAAGATTTCGACCTGTCGCTGCTGGGGATCGCCGACGATGATCTCGACGCGCTGCTGCGAGATCCCGAAGCGCTGGGCGGCGATGGCCCGGCCGAGGGTGAGGATGATGTGCCCGAGCCGCCGGTCACGCCGGTTTCCGTTGCAGGCGACCTCTGGCAGCTTGGAGCGCATCGGCTCATCTGTGGCGACAGTACCTCGGCCGATGTGGTCGGACGGTTGCTGGGCGACGTGAAGCCGCTGCTGATGGTCACCGATCCGCCCTATGGCGTGGAATATGACCCGTCTTGGCGGAATCAAGCTGGGGCAGCCAAGACCAAACGCACCGGCAAGGTGCTAAATGACGACCGGGCAGACTGGCGCGAGGCTTGGGCGCTCTTCCCCGGCGATGTCGCCTATGTCTGGCATGGTGCACTGCATGCCACGACCGTGGCCGAGAGCCTCGTCGCGGCAGGCTTCACCGTGCGGTCACAGATCATCTGGGCCAAGGACCGTCTGGTTCTCAGCCGGGGTGATTATCACTGGCAGCATGAACCCTGCTGGTATGCGGTGCGCAAAACCGGCAAGGGGCATTGGGCGGGCGACCGCAAACAAACGACGCTCTGGCAGATCGCCAACAAGGATCAGGACGCCGAGACCGTGCACGGCACGCAAAAGCCGGTGGAATGTATGCGCCGCCCGATCCTAAATAACTCGAGCCCCGGCCAGGCGGTCTATGAACCCTTCATGGGCTCGGGAACCACGCTGATTGCGGCTGAGACCACCGGACGTGTCTGCTTCGGGGTCGAACTAAACCCTGCCTATGTCGATGTTGCCATCGAACGCTGGCAGAAATTTACCGGTGTCATTGCCACACTGGCGGAAACCCGCGAGAGCTTCGCCGATCTGAAGGCCAAGCGGCTGGCGGCGTGAACGCAACACTGCTGCGGGGCAGGATTGAACACTGACAGCAACTTAACTGACCAGCATAGCTTTTTTGACCTCGTTCAAGAAGGTCCTGACCGCTTTGCGGTACCTAAAAAGCATCGGCGTTCCAATTTGCAGCCGTTCACCCGGCTTTGGTGGGGGAACGACAAAGCCCTTTACGATTGAAATAGTTCTTTCGTTCCACTTTCCACCCGAATGACAAAGAACATTTCTTACCGCAATCAATTCAAGACAAGCATCTCTTGCCCACACAAATTCCTGATCAACGACGGTATAGAGTTTCTCGACCTTGCTCTGCGGATGATCGCCAGCAGTAAATGAAAGCTGGACCAAAGCTTGGGTCATCATCTCATCGAAAATGACCACAAGATCTTGTAAGAGCATTTTGACTACGTTCTGAGCATTTGCCCTAAAGTTGGTGGATGGATCCCTGCGAAACTTGACCTTTGAATTTCCGAACCTCTCAGCCATCAAAGGGGAAGCGAATGTACAGACAGGCTCTACCCAGCGGGCACCCGACAAGATCGCTGAATGCAATTCTTCCTTATTTGAAAACTCATCAGCCCTTGCGAATTCCATGGCGTAAATGATTGTGTAAAGAGTTGACGTCCATGAGTTGATGGGCTCCCAGTCCATTTCGACCGTACTCCTAGTTTGTAAACCAAACGACCCTACAGCTTCCGCTCCGCAACACAATGGGCCAAAGACCTTCTGCAATGGAGGGAGGTATGGCTTCGACCGCTTAGCGGGTCACTTGAAGCGATACACCGTCCCTCTGCCCTCGATCTTCTCGGCGTTGATGGGCAGGCCAAGCTTCTTTTTCAGGGAACCCGAGATCGCGCCACGAATCGTGTTTGACCTCCATTGGGTCTCAGTCATGATCTCCTCGACGGTCGCCCCCTCGGGGCGCCGCAGCATGCCGATGAGGGTGGCTTGCTTGGTGCCCGCGCGTGGGCTCGGCGCTTTCGGTTCGGCTTCGGACCCGGCTTTCGCCTTCACGCGGATCGTGGCCATGGTTTGGACCACCACCGGGTCTATGCCGACTGCCAGCAGGCCAGCGTCGGTCACCACCAGCGTGGTGCCGAGGCCCTCACCCTTCTCGCGCCAAAGCGGGTCACCGCGCCGAATATTGGCCTCAACCTCCAGAAGCCAGCCGCAGTCGATCATCTTGCCAACGGCCATCTTGGCCGCCGCACCGACGAGACCCTTGGGCAGTGGCAAAGCAAGGTTGCGGGGGCGCTGGGCTCCGGCGGTCAGGATCTGGGTTTGAGTATCTGTGAGTTTGTGCATCTGCGTCTCCGGGGCTGTTGTTCGGTCAGGCGCTTTCACCCTGCGCATCGGCCGCAGCGAAGGCGAAATATTGCACCCAGCCGGTCAGGTAAGGCAGCCCTGCCGGGATCCCCTCAAGGCGCTGGGTCTGAGCCGAAATGCGCCAGTCCTGCCATTTGGCAATGGTGGCTTTGATGGCACTTGCGCTGTCGGGCGTCCCGCTTTGCAGGGCCCCCATCACATCATCGGCAAAATGGCGGCCCGCGCGGCTATCCAGAAAGTCTCGCACCCCAATCAGGTCTTCTTCGCTCTTCGCGCGAACCGCGGCGGCGATCATCGTCGAGACCAGCTCCCAGACCTCTGCGCTCCGCCGCTCGCGCAAGGGGCAGGTGGTCATAGCCCCGAAAAAGCCTGTGTCTTCGTTGCGGCTGGGCAGAGTGGCGTGCTTGGTCATGGCGGAAATTCCTTATCGGGGTGACTGGCGGGGCGCTCGGCCCCGCCTGTTCAAGCTCATGCGGCGCTGAGGGCCTCAAGCGTGGCGATGTGGTTGCGCAGCGTCGCGGCCTCCTCGCGCGCGGCGTCCGCCCAGAAGGCAGCACGGGCCTTGCAGGCGCGGGCGAGATGCTCGGCATCTTGCTGCGTGAACCGGTTGACCTTGTGCGCGCGGCCATGCCCCGTGCAGGTGGCGCGATGTTTGCCTCCCTCGGGGGTCAGCGTGAAGGTCAGGGGGCCGAAGTCGTCCATGATGATCCAGTTGTGCGACGCTATGGTGGCGCAGGCGCTGGGCGCGAGGCGTGCTTCGATCTCTTCAGCGGCGGCGCGAAAGTCGTTGATCAGGAGGACGGTGGGGTTGGTCATGGCGGGCTCCGGTGGGCTGAGTTGCATCGTTTTCTTGGGACGACCATCGCTCTCACGCAGCGATTATCGTAGTAAAATCAGCGCAATAAGATTGCTATCTGGCCTCCTGATCCCGAGGAGTAACGTCCAGCCATTGCCCGTCTTTCCAGAGGTAAAGGTGCGCGAATTGGCAAATGGGGTTCGCGAGGACATGCGCGGGGCGGGGCGGATCGAAGCACTCCAGCGCATCTGAGCGAACCTGCCGAAGTTCGCGCGCGGCGAGGATGTCGTCCGGCGTCCACGGGGCCAGCGCAGGCAGCATGTGCGAGGGGTAGCCGTCGAAGTGGCAATAGATGTGGGCCCATTTCTCGGGTCCAATCTGGATGGCGATCTGTGCGCGGGTACTCATCAATCCGCCCTTTCAGGGGTTGCCGTTGCAGCGGTTTCTGCCCCAGCGCGGCGCCCGGCCTCATAGGCGGCTTCAAGCGCCGAGCGGATCGCCCAGACCGCGACATCGTGGAAGTCGAGGCGGTCGGAGTTCCGGGTCTCGAGGGTTTCGAGGAAAAAGTGCCGCTCGGCGATCTCCATCAGCAGCGCGTCGCGTGCGGCATCCGAGGTGGGTTTGCGCTTGGTCATCATCTGATCCTTGCCTGTCTGGTGCACGATGCACCCAGTCTCGTGGGTCAGACTCGCTCAGCGGGGAAGTGCGATCAACTGAAATAGACAGCCTTTCTTGTTTATTTCCAATACGTTGAAAGACCATCGATTCCCATGGAAGGTCTATCTGAACGCGACTACGCCACCCATAGCGGGCTCTCCCGCGGGGCAGTGCAAAAGGCCCGCAAGACCGGGCGGTTAGTGCTCTTTGCCGATGGCTCAATCGACGCTGCCGCGTCCGACGCACGGCGCAGCGCGATGACCGACCCAGATCAGCAAGCGCGGTCGCGGGGCGGGTTGGGAGCGAGCGGTAATGGCAGTGTTGGTCCGGCGCCGGGGCCTGGCAGCCTGTCCGGGCCTGGGGACAGCACCTCCTATCTGAAGGCACGGACGGCGCTGACCGTTTACCAGGCGCAAGAGCGTCAGCTCTCGATCCAAAAGAAGAAGGGCGTGCTGGTGGATCGGGCGCGCGCCGAGACCCTGGTGTTCCAGCTTGCCCGGCAAGAGCGCGATACCTGGGTGAACTGGCCCACGCGTGTGGCGGCACTGATGGCCGCGCAATTATCCGCAGAAATGGATAAGGCATCGGGGGCGGCAGTGACAATCGAGACTGCGATCCTGCAAAGGGTGCTGGAAACCCATGTCCGAGAGCAGCTCGACGCGCTTGCCGACCTCAGGGTCTCGCTTGGATGATGAGGAAGAAACATCTGATCTGACCGCAGGCCTCGATCTCGGCTTTGACGGTGCCGAGGACATCCTGCGCGTCTGGCGTCAGGGAATGCGGCCCGATCCAGATCTGACGGTATCGGAATGGGCAGACAGGCACCGCAAGCTTTCGTCGCGGGCTGCGGCGGAACCTGGGCAATACCGCACGGCACGGACGCCTTACCTGCGCGACGTTATGGATGCCCTCTCGCCCAGCCACCCGGCGCAGCGGATCAGCTTCATGAAAGCCGCGCAGGTGGGTGCCACTGAGGCCGGCAACAACTGGATCGGCTTTGTCATCCATCATGCCCCTGGCCCGATGCTGGCGGTACTGCCGACGGTGGAGATGGCAAAGCGCAGCTCGCGCGGCCGGATCGATCCGCTCATTGAGGAAAGCCCTGCGTTGAAGGAACGGGTGCAGCCCGCCCGTTCGCGCGACGCGGGCAATTCGATGCTGTCGAAGGAATTCCCGGGCGGGATATTGGTGCTGACCGGCGCCAACTCGGCGACGGGCCTGCGCTCGATGCCGGCGCGCTATGTGTTTCTCGACGAGGTCGATGCCTATCCGGCCTCGGCCGACGAGGAAGGTGATCCGGTCACGCTGGCGGAAGCGCGCACCACCACCTTCGCGCATCGGCGCAAGGTCTTCATGGTCTCGACGCCGACGATCCGGGGGCTGAGCCGCATTGAGCGCGAGTTTGAGGCCTCGGACCAGCGGCGCTACTTTGTGCCCTGCCCGCATTGTGGCCATATGCAATGGCTGCAGTTCGAGCGCTTACGCTGGGCAAAGGGAAAACCGGAAACGGCAGCCTATCATTGTGCCAGTTGTGAGCGGCCCATCGCCGAGCACCACAAGACGGAGATGTTGGCACGGGGCGAGTGGCGGGCCACGGGGGTGAGTTCTGATCCGAACGCCATCGGCTTCCACCTCTCGGCGCTCTATTCGCCAATCGGCTGGAAAAGCTGGGAGCAGATTGCGCGAGAGTGGCTCGCTGCCCAAGGATCCGACGAGATGCTGCGCGCGGCGCGTAACACGCTCCTCGGCGAAACTTGGGTCGAAAGTGGGGATGCGCCGGAATGGCAGCGGCTGGCCGACCGGCGCGAGGTGTTCGCGGCGCAGATCCCGGCGGGGGGCTTGTTCCTCACGGCAGGGGCCGATGTGCAGAAGGACCGCATCGAGGTCGATGTCTGGGCTTGGGGTCGCGGTGGGACAAGTTGGCTCATCGATCACATCGTCCTTCCCGGCGGTCCGGTCGATCCGGCCTGCTGGGCGGCGCTAACCGCGCTCCTCAGCCGCACCTGGGTGCATGAGAACGGCGCGGTGATGCCGCTCGCCAAACTGGCGATCGACACCGGATATGAAACCGCCGCCGTCTATGCTTGGGCGCGGGTGCAGGGCATTGCGCAGGTGGCACCGGTTAAGGGGCTTGAGGGGTTCAACCGGGCCACGCCCGTCGCGGGGCCGACCTTTGTCGATGCGACCGTGAATGGGCGCAAGCTCAAGCGCGGGGCGCGGCTTTGGACTGTGGCCACCGCCACTTTCAAAGCGGAAACCTATCGCTATCTGCGGCTGGAACGGCCTTCGGATGAGGATCGCGCGCTTGGCGTGCCAATACCTGTAGGCACGATCCACCTGCCCGACTGGGCTGACAGCGAATGGTTGAAACAATTGGTGGCCGAGCAGTTGGTCACGATCCGCGATCGGCGCGGCTATGCCCGGCAGGAATGGCAGAAGATGCGGGAGCGTAACGAGGCGCTTGATACCCGCGTCTACGCCCGTGCGGCCGCCTGGATCCTTGGGGCTGATCGTTTCGATGAGCGGATGTGGCGGCAGCTCGAGAGGCAGGCAGGAGTGGAAACCGCAGCCAACTTTGAGATCGCTGCGACTGAGAAAGCGACTGAGCCTCAGGCCGGACAGATCACCGGTCCCCGGCGGCGGGGCTGGAAGATCAGCACGCCCAGATACATGGAATAATCAGAAGCCCGAGAACACCATGTCGAGAGCACCCCGGATCTCGTAATCGGAAGCGGAAAGATCGGCGACAGCCTCCCCCTTGACCAATGCTGACGGGACTGCGGCCATCTCGGCCGTATGCAGCACATATGCTGCACCCTCTATCTCAAACACGGGTTCGAGGCGCCCGATGGCTTTTGGCCCTGTCGCAACGGGAACGAGGGGGGCGACCACACGTGTGCCGGTCTCGATCAAATCGGTCTGAAGATCGAGCACGAGTCTGGTGCCGGCGATGCGGTAAACGTGGAACTGCGCCATCAGTCGATCTTCAGAACCTGAAGATCTGCCAAGGGCGTGCCATGCGCCTCGATCCAGACACGGCGCTCTGAAATCGCTGCGGCATTCTCACGCGCCCAAGCTTTGGCTTTCGCGATACGGACAGCTTCTGCAACGGCGGCATCGCTGATGGCTGAGACATTGAGACCCAATTCCCGTGCGGCAGCCAAGTTGGCGGCAGACAGGGTGATATTGGTGCGCTGCTTTTCTACGGTGGCGTGCTGCATTGGGTCCTCCTGGCGCATACACAATATACACACTCAAGGTGTGTCAGACAAGAGACCCCAATGACCCTCGATGAGTTGAAACTCCGCCTGCGCGCGCTCTTGACCGCGCGCTACAGCGGCACGCGGTCGGTGAGCTACGACGGCAAGACGGTGACCTATGGGACGGACGCCGAGCTCGCCGCCGCGATTGGCGATGTCGAGCGGCGCATTGCCAAGATGGAGCGCGGCGCTCGGCGCATCTTGCGCCCCTATGCCGTGAAAAACCTGTGATGGGGGTTGCGATGCACTGGCGGCAGCGCCTTGGCGCCTTCATCGGCGGGTTCGATGCGGGCCAGCACCATAGGCGCCTGCGGGGGTTCCAGGCCACGCGGGCGCATGTGAATGCGCTGATTGCGGCTTCTGGCCCTGACATCACGGCCCGCGCCCGCTGGCTCGTGCGCAACAATGGCTATGCGGTGAATGCGGTGGAAAGCTGGGCGGCCAATACCGTCGGCGATGGCATCAAGCCGATCTCAAAGCTCGCGGACGCGACCCGGAAGGAAGAATTGCAGCGGCTGTGGCTTGCCTGGACCGACGAGGCGGATGCCGAGGGTCTGACCGATTTTTACGGGCTGCAGCGCCGCGCCGCGCGCGAGGTGTTCTTGGCCGGCGAGGTTTTTGTTCGGATCCGGCCGCGTCGGGCAGAAGACGGGCTGACGGTGCCGCTGCAGCTTCAGATGCTCCCCTCGGAGATGCTGCCGCTGCAGGAAACTGGCATTGGCGCGAATGGCAATGCGATCAGTCAGGGCATTGAGTTTGATCGGATCGGACGGCGTGTGGCCTATCACTTCCTGCGTCGCCATCCCGGCGACAGCACCGATCCTGGCCTTGCCGGAGAGACCGTGCGGGTTCCGGCCTCTGAGGTCATCCATGTGATCGACCCGGTCGAAGGCGGGCAATTGCGCGGGGTCTCTAAACTCGCGCCGGCCATCGTGAAGTTGTTCTTGCTCGACCAGTATGACGATGCCGAGCTTGACCGGAAGAAGGTCGCCGCGATGTATGCGATGTTCGTGACCTCCCCCGCCCCAGAAAACCCGCTCGCGCCCTTGGACGATGAGGAGGCGCCGGATGGCATGCAGATCAGTCCCGGTCAGATCGTGCGGCTTGATCCTGGGGAAGATGTGACCATCGGCCAGCCTGCGGATAGTGGGGCCACCTATGAGCCGTTCCAATACCGCACACTTCTGCAAATCGCAGCCGCACTTGGCATCCCTTATCCGTATCTGACCAATGACATGGTGAAGGGGAACTTCTCAAACTCCCGGCTTGCCCTTATCGAATTCCGCCGCCGGGTCTCGGCCTGGCAGCATTCGGTGATGGTCTACCAGCTCTGTCGTCCTGTCTATGCGCGCTGGCTCGATCTCGCGGTGCTGTCTGGGGTCTTGTCCCTGCCCGGCTATGAGGCCGAGCGGCCTCGTATGCTCGCCGCCGACTGGCTCCCCACGAAATGGGACTGGGTTGATCCCTTGAAAGACGCCAATGCAGAGATCGCCCAGATCGAGGCTGGGCTGAAATCCCGCACGCAAGCCATCGCCGAACGGGGCTATGATGCCGAGCAGGTCGATCGCGAAATCGCGGCCGAACGGGCGCGCGAGCGAGCCCTTGGTCTCGACTTTCGCCGTCCGGGCTCTCCGGCGCAGGGTGTGCAGGCGGTGTCGGCTGAGACCCAAGCTGCACATTCGTATAATTCCGACGGCATCGATCAAACAGATCCCCAAAATGATGCTGATGCGCAAGACACCGAGGAGCAGGCCTGATGCTTCATGCCCGCATTGCCGCGCGCGCCTTCAACACGCCGCTCTTGGTCGAGCCCTCAAAGGCCATGGCGTTCTTGTCGGGGCTTGGGCCGCGCATTCTGGGACGGCGGGTCGAGCTTGCGGATCTGCCTGTGGGGACGGGTGATCTTGGTGCCGGCGCCCTGCCCGCCCGGGCCAGCCTTCTGGCCGATCCCCTCAGCGATCGCCTGCGCCAACATGGGGACGCACCCTATGCCATGGTGGGCGGCATTGCCGTGATTGAAATCTCGGGCGTGCTCATTCACCGGGGGTCCTGGATTGGCCAGTCCTCGGGGCAGACGAGTTACGAGGGGATTGCGGCACAAATTGAAGCCGCCGCCAAAGACCCTGCCGTTCGCGGCCTTGCCTTGGAAATTGACAGTTTTGGCGGTGAGGTTGCGGGGGTCTTTGACCTTGCAGATCGGATTCGTGCAATTCGAGCTTCAAAACCTATCTGGGCCTTCGTGGCGGAACATGCCTTCTCGGCGGGCTATGCGCTCGCTTCGCAGGCGGATCGGGTTCTTCTGCCGCGCACCGGTGCGGTCGGCAGTATCGGCGTTGTGGTCATGCATGCTGATCTCAGCGGTCAACTCGATCAAGACGGGGTTCGCGTGAGCCTGATCCATTCAGGGCAGCACAAGGTCGACGGCAATCCCTATGCGCCACTGCCTGAGGCTGTGCGCGCGGACATCCAGCGTGAGATTGATGTCTTGCGGTTTTTGTTCGCCGACACCGTTGCCGCTGGACGCGGCGGCAGGCTGAGCCAGGAGGCGGCTCTCGCCACCGAGGCTGCGGTCTATCGCGGGACGGATGCCGTCGCGGCAGGTCTGGCCGATGAGGTCACCGATCTTAGCCGGGGCTTTGCCAGCTTCCGGCAGGCCCTTGGCGTGCCTTTGACAAGCAAGCTGTCCCGCGCCTTCAGCGCCTCTCACCTCAAACCCAAGAAGGAAGCCGCCATGGCCAGCACAAACGATCCCGACGACAGCCCGCAGGATACGGATCTCGAATTGGTGGAGATCACGGAGGGGGCAGCCGATGGCGCGGAGGCGCCAGCTGCATCCCCCGCTCCACCGCCCGCAGCCTCTCGGCCCTCTGTTGCTGTCGCCCCGGCCGTCCCCTCGGTTGCGGTGCAGCCTAGCAATCTTGCAGATCTGTCGGCGCATCTGCGCGAGGCGGCGGCCGAGATCGCGGAGATTGCGCAGCAGGCGGGTCGCTTGGGTGTTGCGATCGATGCGGCAAAAGCCTTGCGCGAGGGAACGGCGCCCGAGGCTCTGCGCAAGCTTGTGCTGGAGCGCGCTGCCGCTGCGGCCGATGCGCGCGACATCATCGCCGCTCCGCCCTCCCCCGTTCTCCCGAAATCCGCCGAAAGCCCGATTGTGGCTGCCGCGAAGAAAGCTGCCGCCGGCGCGAAGGTCTGATCTCCCATCCCTTCGCGCCCAACTGATCCCCCGCCGCGCTCCCCGGCGGGGGATTTCTTTTTGACCCCCAACCCTTCGGAGATGCCCGATGTCCGTGCTGACCCAACCGCCCGTTATGGGCGATGTCCTCAAATACGAGCTCAATCCAAACTTCACCCGAGAAACCGTCACCCTGCTGGCTGGCACCAAATACCCTGTCGGCGCCGTCCTTGGCCGCATCACCGCCAGCGGCAAGTTAAAGCTCAGCACCGCCACCGGCAGTGATGGCGCGCAGACGGTGGCCGCGGTCCTGCTCTATGCGACCGACGCCGCCACGGCAGATCGGGAGGCCGTCGTCCTCCTGCGCGGGCCTGCCCTTGTCGCTAAGGCGGCCCTCATCTTTGACGCCAGCGTCGATGACGCGGCCAAGACGGCGGCCAAACACGCGCAGCTCACCGCGCTCGGCATTATCCCGCGCGACACCGCCTGATCGGGCGGCGCGGCAAAGCCTGTCGCCAGCCTGCCAGCCCTTCCCCCTGCCCCTCATGCCTTCGGAGTTCCCCCATGACCATCACCCGCAACCCGTTTGACGCGGGCGGCTATTCGCTCGCCGAGATGACGCAGGCGATCAACATCCTGCCGAACCTCTACACCCGCCTTGGCCAGCTCGGCCTCTTCCGCTTTGAAGGCGTGACCCAGCGCTCCATCGTGATCGAACAGCGTGCGGGCGTGTTGAGCCTCTTGCCCTCGGTTCCTCTTGGCGCGCCCGCCACGGTGGGCAACCGCGAGGCGCGCTCCATGCGGTCCTTTGCTCTGCCATGGATCCCGCATGACGATGTGATCTTGCCGGCCGACATCCAAGGCATGCCGGCGCTGGGGGTTTCTGATGCCGCGGATCCCCTTGTCGAGGTGATGAACCGCAAGCTGACACTGATGCGCCGCAAGCATGCTCAGACCCGCGAATATATGGAGATGAACGCGCTGCGCGGCATTGTGAAGGACGGGGCTGGTACTACGCTTTACAATTACTTCACCGAATTTGGTCTGGAGCAGATCTCGGTCGACTTTGTCTTTGGCACAGCGGGCACCAATGTGCAGGGCAAAGTCCGGACGGTTCTGCGCGGCATCGAGGACAGCCTTCTCGGCGAGACCATGACCACAGCGCATGCCTTGGTCAGTTCCGAGTTCTTCGACAAGCTCATCAGTCACCCGAAAACCGAAGAGGCCTATAAGTTCTTCTCCGCCACCGGTGGCCAGCCCTTGCGCGAAGACATGCGCCGCGCCTTCCCCTTCGCGGGCATCCTCTTTGAGGAATACAACGGCTCGGTCACGCTCTCGAACGGCAGCTCGGAGCGGCTGATCCCGGCGGGCGAAGGCATCGCCTTCCCGCTTGGCACCTTTGACACCTTCACCACCTATGGCGGGCCGGCGAACCTGCTCGAGACCGCCAATACCCTCGGCCTGCCGCTTTATGCCCGGCAGATGATCGACGCCAAGGGGCGCTGGATTGATCTGATGACCGAGGCCTCGATCCTGCCGGTGAACAAGCGCCCGCGTTTGGCCATCCGGATCTTCAGTTCGAACTGAGGCGGGACGGATATGACGGCTTTTGCGGCAGCGCTTGATCTTCTCTTTGCTGATCCCAATCTCGGCCAGGAGGCCTGGCATCGCGATAGCGAGGGGCAGTTCACCCGCATTCGTATCATCGCGCGGCAAAAGGATGCTGTGACCGAGTTCGGCGCGGCGCGGCTTTGGTCGGAGACCTTCCGCTTTGATGTGCGGGTATCAGACCTGCCCGCCCCTCGCCCCGAGGAGCAGATCCTCTTTGGGGACGAGACCTTCCTCATTCAAGGTGAGCCGGTGCGGGATCGGGATCGTTTGATCTGGACCATCGAGGCAAGCCCCGCATGAAGCTCCGCCTTGAACTCTCCGGCAGCATCGCGGCGGCCATGCAGGCCGAGCTCGATGCCGGCGAAAAGGCGGTGTCGGACGCCGTTCAAGGCGCGGCGCTCCGTCTCAAGGCCGATTGGCGGGGCCAGATCGCGCAAGCGGGTCTTGGGCAGCGGCTTGCCCGCACCATTCGCTCTGAGGCCTATCCCAAGGGTCGGCCCAGCTTGAATGCGGCGGCGCTGGTCTGGTCCAACGCGCCGGTCATCGTCGGGGCGCATGACAGCGGGCCGCTGATCCGGTCGAAGATCGGGCTCTGGCTGGCCATCCCAACCGCTGCTGCCGGGAAATCTACACGCGGGGGCCGGATTACCCCCGCAGAGTGGGAGCGGCGGCGCGGATTGTCGCTGCGGTTTATCTACCGGGCCCGGGGGCCGAGCCTTCTCGTGGCAGAGGGGCGGTTGAATTCGAAGGGGCGCGCCGTTGCATCTCGCGCGAAATCTGGCCGGGGGCGGGCGACCGTGCCGATCTTCCTCTTGGTGCGGCAGGTGAAGCTGGACAAGCGGCTGGATCTGGCGAAAGCCGCGGAGGTGGCGGTGGGGCGGATTCCGGGGGCGATTGTCGCGAACTGGGTGGAGGGGCGTGCGTGAATTGCTTCGCGCGGTTAATAGCCGGCTTCACGCTGATGACGAATGGCAAGGATGATCGCGGTTTCTCCATCGAAGCGGTAAAGCGACACATAACCGCTGTCGCCAAAGGTGACGAACCACTCGCGGAACTGCGGTTCCATGTCCTCGACAGGCCGCCCCGCCCCTGGCTGATCCCGCAGGATGTTCATGCCTTCGCGGATTGCCTTGACGGCACGGCGCGCCGCATCAGTATTCTTGTCGGAAAGAAAGTGGTAAAGTCGTTCGACGTCCCGCAGCGCTGCGGGTGACCAGATCAGTTGTGGCATTCAGGACCCGTCGCCACTTCGCCCGCTTCCAACTTCGCAAGCCAGGCATCGGCTTCGTCATGCGTGACGTGTTTGCCTGTCGCCTGAAACTCCTCCCAGGCGTGAAGCCCTGCCTGACGAAACGCCTCGCGCTTCTCTTCGCGCTCGACGAACTGCGCCACTGCTTCGCGCAACATCCAGTGCGTGGAGCGATCCTTGGCATCCGCCAGCCGCTTGAGGCGGTCACGGGTATCCTGATCGAGCTTCACAGCGATGGGACGGATGGCATTCATGGGGGCAACTCCCAGCGAGTATTCACAGGTATTACTTTTAGCACATCAGCCACCGACGCAGAAGTCACAATTGAAGCAAAGGCGGTAAAATGCCCACCCTCCGCGAAACCATTCTCGCCGCGCTACATGCGCGGCTGTCAGCATTACCCGCCACGTCCTTGCGTGGGGACGTGCTGCCGGAGCGCATCCCGCCCGCGGGACTTCTGATCCTGCGCGATGGCGAACCGGGAGAACCCGAGGTCACGCTGTCGCCCCTGCGCTACCATTATCAGCACAGGGCTGAGATCGAGGCGGTCGTGCAAGACGCTGACCGCGACGCCGCTTTCGACATCCTGTGCGCCAGCATCGGCACGGCGATTACCACCGACCGCACGCTCGGCGGGCTTTGCGACTGGGTCGAAGCAGAAGCGCCACGGCCCGTTGATCTGCCGGTCGAAGGGGCCGCCAGCCTGAAAGCGGGCATCGTGCCGATTATTTTGTATTACGTGTCCCCCAACCCGTTTGGCTGAGACTGCGTCAATCGTTTGGGTTCTAGCCCAGAAGCCAAAGCAGCAAACAAGCCATGACTGGCGAGAAAACAAGACTGAAGATAACCCAACCTACCTGGCTTCTGCCGCGGTTGGCAGCCATTTGAGCGGGTAGCAAGATGTATAACCAGACGGCAAGATACATCCCGAGCACGGCAAAGAGTATCAGCACAAAAACCGAGGCTACATCGCTTGCCATAAAGAACCGCGCTCCTTTGCAAATTGCCAATTGGCTCTTTGCAATCAGATATGGGCCCGGGACCGCAAAACCAAGTCTGACCCAAATCTGATCACCCACAGGAGACAAAAATGGCACGAGCCCATGGGGCGCGGGCGCAGATGGCGCTTGCGTTCGAGTCCACCTATGGCACCGCCCCGACGACGGGCTATCGCACGGTGCCTTTCGCCAGCACGACGCTCGGCTCCGAGCAGCCGCTGATCGCCTCGGAACTTTTGGGCCAGGGGCGTGACCCGCTGGCCCCGATCAAGGACGCGGTGACGGCGGATGGCGATGTCGTTGTGCCGCTTGATGTCGAGAACTTCGGCCTCTGGCTGAAGGCCGCCTTCGGGGCCCCGACCACCACCGGCACCACGCCGAAGACCCATACGTTCCAGTCGGGGGCCTGGTCGCTTCCAAGCATGGCCATTGAGACGGCGATGCCGGAGGTGCCGCGCTACGCGATGTATACGGGCTGCGTTTGCGATCAGCTCAGTTGGCAGATGGCGCGCTCGGGGCTTCTGACTGCGACTGCCCGCCTGGTGGCCCAAGGCGAAACCGTTGCTGCTGCCACGGCCGTAGGCACGCCCACATCGCTGTCGCTGCAGCGCTTTGGCCACTTCAACGGATCGATCAGCCGCAACGGGGTGGCGCTTGGCAATGTCATCTCGGCTGAGGTGACCTACTCGAATGGCCTCGACCGGATCGAGACCATCCGCTCGGATGGCAAGATCGAGGGGGTTGATCCCGGCATGGCGGCGCTGACCGGCAAGATCGAGGCCCGCTTTGCCGACACCACGCTGATCACCCAAGCGATGGATGGGACACCTTGCGAATTGGTTTTCGGCTGGAGCCTTGGGGCCGATGCCAGCTTCAGCTTCACGGCGCATGCCGTCTATCTGCCGCGGCCCCGGATCGAGATCCCGGGTCCGCAAGGCATTCAGGCCAGTTTCGACTGGCAGGCGGCCAAGGCTGCGAGCCCCGCCCGCCTGTGCACCGCCACCCTCGTCAACACCGTCGTATCTTATTGAGAGGATCTCTTTCGCCATGCTGACCCTTGATCTCTGCAGTGCGCCCTCCTGGTGTGACCTTCTTCCCGGCCTGCGGGTCAAACTGCGCCCGCTGACCACGGCGCTGATGGTCGCCAGCCGCGCGGATCCTGCGATTGCCGCCCTCACCGAAGGGGTAGCGCCTGAAGAGGCCGCCCTTGCTATGGCCAAGGCGCTGGCGCGGCGCGCGATCCTCGACTGGGACGGCGTTGGCGATGCCACGGGGGAGGCCTTGCCGGTCAGCCCCGAGGCAATCGACGCGCTTCTCGATCTCTGGCCGGTCTTTGAGGCCTTCCAGACCCGTTATGTTGCAAAAGGCCTGCTCTTGGATGCCGAAAAAAACGTCTCATCGCCCTTGCCGATTGGGAGTTCGGCGGGGGCGGCAGCTATTGCGCCGCCTGCGGACCCGTCTGTCCCGAGTGTCCCGCACGGCTGAACCGCCCGCAGACTTGGGAAGGCGCCCAAGTCTGGGACCTCGTTCAGCGTCTTGGCGGGCAATTGCGTCTCATTCCCGGCGCGGTGATCGGTTGGGATATGGGGGCCGCACTGGTCCTCGGGGCGGCGCTCGGTATCCCGGCGCTGGCGGTTGCGGAGCTCTTGCCGCCCATTGAGGCGGTGATGGTGCGCAAGATCAATGAAGCGATGCTGGCCGACGCTGGCGGCCTCAACTGACCTCGTTCCAGATGGAAACGCGGTGATAAACCCCGAGGATACGACCCCATGTCAGAAAAACGCGTCTCCGTCCGCCTGGTCGCTGTCGGCGGCCGGCAGGTGCGGGCCGAGCTCGAAGGGATCGGCGCGGCGGGCGCGCGCGGCTTTGGCCGGCTCTCGTCCGAGATGACGGCGGCCAATGCGCGGCTCGCGGGTTTTGCCAGCAAGGCGGGGATTGCCCTGGCCGCGCTGACCGCTGCAGCCACGGCGGCCGGAGTTGCAATGATCCGGTCGGGCCTCGAGGTGATCGGGGCACAGGCGGATATGGCGGCCTCGCTTGGCACAACGGTAGAAAGTCTGCAGGTCTTGACCTGGGCGGGGGAGTTGGCCGGGGTCTCGCTCGGAGAAATCGAACAGGCGACAAAAAAGCTGACGACGCGGCTTTCTGAGGCGGCGACGGGGTCGGGCACGGCGGTGAAGGCGCTGGCGCGTTTGAACCTGACGGCGACGGATCTGCAGGCCTTGCCTTTGGATCAGCGGATCGTCGCCATTAAAGAGGCGCTGAACAGGCTTGTCCCGGAGGCCGAGCGCGCGGCGGTGGCCTCGGACCTCTTTGGCGACAAGGCAGCGCTGGCGTTTATGCGGGTCGATCCCGCAACCTTGCGCGAGGCGGCGAAAGATGTGCGCGACTTTGGGGTGGCCGTCAGTGCCAGTGACGCGGTGCAGATCGAACGGACGGGGGATGCGATTGCGAAGTTGAGCCTGATCTGGCTCGGCCTCACGAACCGTCTGACGGCGGCGGTTGCGCCAGCGCTGGAAGCGGTGGCCAATACACTTGCCGACATGGCACGCGGCACGGGACCGCTGGGACAGGCGATCAACCTGGTCTTCGACAATCTGGGGCGGCTTGCGACTTATGCCAGCACATTCGCCGCGCTGATGGCGGGGCGCTGGGTGGCGGGACTGGCTGCGGCCGCGCTTTCGGTCAAAGGGCTGGCAATGGGGCTGACGGTTCTGCGCGGGGCGCTCATTCGCACCGGCATTGGCGCGCTGATCGTTGGTGCGGGGGAACTCGTCTATCAGTTTACCGCGCTTGTCGGCAAAGTCGGCGGGGTTGGCGCGGCCTTTGGCCTCTTGCGCGATGTGGCGGCGGAGGCCTGGAACCGCCTGGCCCTGGCAGCGACAGCGTCTTGGTCCCGAGTCGAGGCGGGCTGGGCCAGCGCGCAGGCCGGGATCTATGACGGGCTGCAATCCGCGCTCGCCGCCGTGGTGGGCTGGGGCAATTCTGCGGTGGGCAGCTTCCAAGGTGCTTTTGATGCGGTGAAGGCAATCTGGGGTGCCCTGCCACAGGCGATTGGGGATTTTGCCTATCAAGCCGCCAACGGCCTTATCGATGGCGTCGAGGCAATGTTGAATGCGGTGGTCAGCCGGATCAACCGCTTCATCGAGGGGCTGAACGCCGCCTTGGACCTGCTGCCGGATTGGGCCACGGGAGAGGGCGGCATCAAGATCGGCACGCTTGACGCCGTCGATCTTGGCGGCATTGCCAATCCTTTTGAGGGGGCGGCACCGGCCGCGGGCACAGCGGCGGCTGATGCCTTCCAGGCGGCGATGGGCAAAGCTTACGTGGATGCCCCCGACCTCTTCGGCGGCATGGCGGAGGCGGCGCGCACCCGGGCGGACGGCTATGCTGAGGCGGCGGGCATGCTGTCGGAGGCGGCATCACGGCCGATGACGGCTTGGGCCGCGCTGAAAACGGCGATCTTCGGCGCGGGTGCGGAGGGGGAGGCGGCCTTGAACAACGCCTCAGATGCTGCCGACGCGCTGTCGGACGGATTGGACACTGCCGGCAAATCCGCCGGTGGGGCTGGAGGGGCTGCGAAGCACGCGGCGGACGAGGCGGCGACCGGCTGGGCGGCGGTCACGAAGTCGCTCTCTGACTATGCCAAGGGCGCGATGGATTGGGGCAAGGGGCTAGGCGAGACGCTGACCTCCGCCTTCTCCTCGGCGGAAAACGCCTTCCGGCAATTTGTGACTACGGGCAAGTTCGACTTCAGATCGCTCATCTCCTCGATCTTGGCCGATCTTGCGGTGCTCTCGTTCAAACGCGCGGTGCTCGGGCCGATTGCAGATGCGCTGTCCTTTGCCTTTGGCGGCGGGAGCTTTCTGGATGGCCTCGTGGCGCATAACGGCGCTGTGGTCGGCTCAACGGGATCCTCCCGATCCGTTCCTGCCTTGGTCTTTGCCGGCGCGCCACGGCTGCACGAGGGGGGCTGGGCGGGTCTCAAGCCCGATGAGGTGCCAGCCATCTTGCAGCGCGGCGAGCGTGTGCTGTCGCGCCGAGAGGTTGCAAGCCAAGGGCGTGCTGGTGGGGCGGTTCCTGGTATCACGGTGAACATCGACGCGCGCGGCGCGCAGATGGGTGTGGCCGAGCAGATCAATGCAAAATTGCGGGCGGCCATCCCGGAAATCGCCCGCATTGCGAAGGAAAGCGTCGCCGATGGTCGGCGCAGAGGTCAGGGGATCTGAGGATGGCGATTCCGATCTTGCCGCTGACGCTGGTGGCCTCACTCGAGCGCCGCCTCGTGACCTCTGTGGCCGAGGCACGCTCCCCCTTTACCGGCACCTCCCAGATCCAGGACTGGGGGGCGTCGTGGTGGGAGTACCAGATCGAGATGGCGGTAAGCCAAGGCGCCAATGCCCGGCGGCTCTCAGCTTTCTTTGCAGCCCTTGGCGGGCTTCGGGGCCGGTTCCTCTTTCCCGATCCGTCGATCGAGGTCCAGCTGGCCGCAGGCAATCCTTATGTCACCGAGGCGCAGGCCACAGGGGCAAATACCCTGCGCACCGCCGGTTGGGGGCTGGGCCTGCGCGCTGGCGACTTCGTCCAACTGGGCTCGGACGCCGCAACCCGGCTCTACCAGATCACCGAGGATGTGGCGCCTGTGGGCAGTGAGGCGGTGCTCGCCTTTGTACCGCCGCTGCGCGCCTCGGTTCCTGCCGGTACGCAGCTTGGTCTCGACGCGCCGTCTGTCTTGCTGCGCCTGACGGCCCCGGTGCCAACGGTGATTGGCCGGGCCGACCAGCACCGCTTCACCATATCTGCCCGGGAAGCGCTCTAACCCCGTCTGAAACCAATGCAATGAAAGCCCGCCCATGTCGCGTGATCTCACCGCCGCCTTCGCCGCAGCCCTGGCCGAGCCGCATCTGCGGCCCGTGCTCTTCTTTGAGGGCCAGTTTGCTTCTGGCTGGGTACGGATCTGGTCAGGCTTGGGAGAGGTGAACTGGAATGGCCAGGCTTGGTCTGGCGCAGGATCGCTTCTCGGGCTCGGCTCGCTTGAAGAAACCGGCGAGGTGGTGGCGGGTGGCACGGCGGTGTCACTTTCCGGTGTGCCGCTGGACCTCGTTCAAATGGCCATTGAGGAGGCGCGCCAGGGTCTGCCGGGCCGGATTTGGCTCGGGCTTTTGGCCGAAGATGGCAGCATTATCGCAAATCCGGTGCAGGCCTTCTCCGGCCGCCTTGATGTTCCAGAAATCAAGGATGATGCTGAGACCTGCACGATCACCATCAGCTATGAAAGCCGCCTCATCGATCTGACGGTGGCGCGGAGCTGGCGTTACACCCATGAAAGCCAGCAGGTGCTCTATCCCGGGGACTTGGGGTTTGAATATGTGACAGCGATCCAGGATCGTGAGATCACTTGGGGGCGAGGATAGGACATGAAACGCCTTGAACACTGGGAACGCCTCCTCACCGAGGCGATAGACACGGCCCGCTCGAATCCCTTCGCTTGGGGTCTTCACGATTGCCCAACCTTCGCCTTTGAAACCCGCATGGCTCTGACCGGCGGCGAGGATGTCGCGGCGCTGTGGCGGGGCAAATATACAACCCATCTTGGCGGGCTTCGCGTCATGCGGCGTTTGGGGTGGCCGTCGCTTGAGGCTATGGGACATGCGCTTTTGGGGGTGCCGCGCGATACGCCGCTTTTGGCACAGCGCGGTGACATCGTGCTCACCGATACCGGGCTTGGCTTCGGCGTGGTGATTGGCGCCACGGCGGTTGGTCTGGCGCCGGATGGCTTGCGCTTTGCGGCCCTGACCTCCTGTCGCCTCGCTTGGGCTGTCTGAGCCCTGCTTCGTTCTTGCCCCTGCTGACACGGGACCCTTCTCATGCCCTTCATCGTGACAGCCGTCACCGCGGTCGCGGGGGCGATCGGGGGCGTATTGGCCGCGGGCGGGATCGGGGCAGCACTTCTTCGGATCGGCGGCACGCTCCTCTTGTCCTATGCGGCACAGGCCTTGATGCCGAAACCGCAGGCAACGCTTGCAAACCGCACGGTCACGATCCGCGAACCGGTGGTGCCGCGGGATCTCGTCTATGGCCGCACCCGCAAGGGCGGGGTCATTGTGTTCCTGCATGCCTCGGGGCCCGCGGATCAATATCTTGATCTCGTCGTCGTGCTGGCCGCGCATCGCATCAAATCCATTGGCGCCATCTACTTTGAGGGGGAGATGGCCCTCAATGCGGCCGGCGTCGCGCAGGGCCGCTGGGTCGGAAAAGTTCTTGTTGAGAAGAAACTCGGCGCGGCCGATCAGACCGCCTTCGCGGGTCTGAAGGCGGCGCTGCCGGACAAATGGACAGAAAACCACCGCTTGCGCGGCTGCGCGGCGATCCGGTTGCGATTGACCTATGACCAGGACGCGTTCCCGGGCGGGATCCCGAACATCACGGTCGATCTCGAGGGCAAAGATGACATTTGGGATCCACGCAAGCAAACATCGGGCTACTCCGAGAACTCCGCTCTGTGTTTGGCTGATTATATGGCGAACCCGACCTGGGGCGTGGGGGCACGGATCGGCGAGGCCGACGGGATCGATGAGATGTCGCTCGTTGAGGCCGCCAACATCTGCGATGAGGTTGTTCTGCTTGCCGGTGGCGGCACGGAACCCCGCTATACCTGCAATGGGGTGATCACGCTTTCCGAGCCCCCGAAGACCATTATCGAGGGGATGCTTTCGTCCTTTGCCGGGCGCTGCGCTTTCTCGGGCGGAACCTGGCGCCTCTATGCAGGTGCATGGCGGGCACCCGACCTGGCGCTGACGGCAGATCATGTCCGTGAGGGTGGGATGACGCTGGCGACGCGGATGACGATGTCAATGAGCTTCAACGCGGTTCGGGGTCAATTTGTCAGCCCCGAGAATGACTGGCAGCCCGATGACTTCCCGGCTTACGCGTCGGACGTCTATCTTGCGGAAGACGGCGGCGAGCAGAAATGGCGCGACATCTCGCTGCCGTTCACCATCTCTGCCGCCATGGCGCAGCGCTTGGCGAAGATCGAGCTCGAACGCGCGCGGCGGCAAATGACGGTGCGGCTTTCTGGCAAGCTCTCGGCTTGGGCGGCGACGGTGGGCGATGTGGTGACGCTCTCCTATGCGCGCTGGGGCTTTGCCGCCAAACCCTTTGAGGTGCAGGGCGTGAGTCTTGATCTCACGGCCTCTGGCGATGGCGTGCTTCTCTTGCCCGAGCTTGTGCTGCGTGAAACCTCACCGCTGGTCTATGACTGGGCGGCCTCGGAAGAACAGATCTACGTCGCGGCCCCACGGACGGCGCTGCCGAGGGCTCATGACATCCCCGCCCCGGGACCGCCGCAGGTCACGGAAGAGATCTATGTCACGCGCGATGGCGGCGGGTTGAAGGTTCTGGCCAAGATCACTTGGGCGGCGGCACCGTCTGGTTTTGTGGCCGCGTATCAGTTGCAGGCCCGTCGTTCCGAGGCGGCAGACTGGCTTGCCGGGGAGTGGCTGGATTATGGCCGCACAGAGGGTTTGAGCTTAGAGGTCCGCGACATTGCACCGGGGCTTTGGGACTTCCGAGTCAAAGCGATCTCGGTCCTTGGCGTCTCTTCGCTGTGGCAAGAAACTGCAGTGGAAATCCTCGGTCTGACGGCACCTCCACAGGGGCTGGAGAATGTGACGCTGCAAACGGCCGGCGGGCTCGCCATTCTCAAATGGACGCGCTCGGCCGATCCGGATGTGCGGGTGGGCGGCAATATCGTGATCCGGCATTCCAAGGAGGCGACGGCCACTTGGGCCGACAGCTATTCGATGGACCGGGTCTCGGGCGGTGAGGCGATTGCCGTCGTGCCCTTGAAGCCCGGCACTTACCTCCTCAGGGCCGAGGACAGTGGCGGGCGTGCAGGGCCGGAGGTCCGTGTCTCGACCAAGGGGGCGCAGGTGCTGGCCTTCTCGCCCTTGGGCTTTCTGCAGGCTGATCCCGGCTTTGTCGGCCCGAAATCCGGGCTGCAGGTCACGGGTGCGAACCTGACGCTGGCAACGGCAACCGCGAACGGCGTGACACAGGTCAGTACGATGGAGGGGCAATACGCCTTCGCCGCAGGGCTGGATCTTGGCGCGGTGAAACGCGTGCGCCTGCGCTCGGAAATCGGCGTGGCTGCGCTCGCGCTCAACGACCGGATCGATGCGCGAACGGCTTCGATGGACACATGGGCCGATTTTGACGGCGCGGCCGGTGCAGAAATCGATGTGCTCTTCGAGATCCGCGAGACCGATGACGATCCCACACAAACCCCAACCTGGGGCCCCTGGGGTCGTCTCGACGCCCATGAAATCGAGGCGCGTGCGGTTCAGGCGCGGGCGCATCTCACGACGAAGGACGCGTCCTACACGCCCATCGTCAGCCAATTGCGGCTTTACGCCGACGAGGTCGTTTAATGTCCCAGACATCCAGCTTCGTGATCGCCAATGACGCAGGCGCGGCCGTTCGCGCCCGGATCAACGAGATCGTTGCGGCCCTGCAATCAACGAGTGCCGGGGCCTCTGCCCCGGTTGCAACCGTCGCAGGCATGCTTTGGGTCGATACCTCGGTCTCGCCACCGGTGTTGCGCCGACGGAACGCGACGAACACGGGCTGGGACGCGCTTCTCGATGCGGCGGGCAATCTGGCAGGTATCGCGAACACGGCCATGGCGCGCACGAACCTTGGGCTCGGGACGATGGCGACGAAATCCGCAGCCGACTATGACCTGGCGATCGCGGCAAAAGCGGCGCTGTCCGGTGCAACCTTCACCGGCGTCGTGACCGCCCCGAACTTCGTCTCTTCGTCGGATGCCCGGTTGAAGTCCGAGGTGGAAACCATCGCCGATGCGTTGGTCCTCGTCGGATCCTTGCGCGGGGTGCGCTTCACCATGGACGGAAGCCGCCAGATCGGGGTGATCGCGCAGGAGGTTGAAGCGGTCTTGCCCGAGGTGGTGCGGGCGGATGCGCAAACCGGCCAGCTCTCGGTGGCTTACGGCAATATCACCGGTCTCTTGATCGAGGCTGTCAAGGAACTCGCGGCCCGGGTGGCGGATTTGGAAGGACGGTTACGATGAACGAAGGCGATGGGTTTATCGAGACGATCAACACGCTCTTTGGCGGGGCGGTGACCACGTTGATCGGGGCCTTCACCGGGCGGCTCATGTGGCATTCGGGCGAGGTCAAGCTTGGCAGGCGTCGGTTCTTTGGCAAGGAACTCTTGTGGGAAATCCCTGTGGCTGTTGGCATGGCGCTGATCGGCGAGGCAGCGGCGCGCTACATTGGTCTCGCGCAGCCGGTCTCGACCGGGTTCGTGGCGACACTGGCCTATCTTGGGCCGCGCGGGGCGGAGGCATTGCTGACCGCTTGGATCGGGCGGAAGAAATAGCGTCCAGATCGCGGCGATTGTCTTGATACATCGTTCCGGATCAACCATCTGGGGCGCAAGACTTGATGAAAGGCCCCGGCATCATGAGCGAGATCGCGCATATTCTGGCTGAGATTACCCGAACTGCGGATCCGGTTGGGGCCATTCGATCTTGCGTCCTGGCACGAGGCGGCACTTGGCCCGACGCCGAGATCCGGTCCGGGCTCTTTGAAATCCAGCTTGCAGGGCTTGTGGGCCTCGGTGCGAGCGCACGCACGGCGGTAGAGGATTGGATCCTTCAGGCCAAAGCCCATTTGCGGGCGGCTGCGATGACCGCGGCCTGACGCGGTGATCTGACCGAACACGTTACCAAGACTTCAAACATCATCACGCGCCGCCCCACCCCCGGGGCGGCGTTTTGCTTTGCATCGGAGAGCGACATGACGCCTTTTGACATCGCCAAGAGTTACATCGGCCTGACTGAGGGCGCGGGCCCCACCGACAATCCCAAAATCGTCGAAATGTATGCCTCCGTCGGCCATTCCCATGTCGAGCATGACGATGTGGCCTGGTGCGCGGCCTTTGTCGGGCATTGCCTTGAGACGGCCGGCATCCGCTCGACGCGCCAGTTGAACGCGCGATCCTATCTCGACTGGGGCATGCCCGTGGAGATCGCGGAGGCCCGGCAGGGGGATATCGCGGTAATCCCGCGCGGCGGGTCTGGCTGGCAGGGCCATGTCTTCTTCATAGACCGGATCGAGGGGCCTTGGGTCTGGGGGCTCGGCGGCAATCAGGATGATGCTGTCACTGTGAAGCGCTATCCGGTCGCAAAGCTCTTGGGCGTCCGGCGTGCAGGGCTTGTTGCCCGGCCGGCGGAGAAGTCGGTCGAAGCCGTTCAGCACCGGCTTGCGGCGCTTGGCTATCATGAAGTTGGCAAGATGGATGGCCAAATGGGTCCTCGCACCCGAGCAGCCATCCTCGCCTTTCGGCATGACAATGACTTGCCACTGGTGCCGATCATTGATGCGACACTGACGCAGGCACTGGAAACTGCCGCGCCGCGCGAGATCGCGCCCGCGCGCGCATCCGGTGTTCCGACAAAAAGCCGCATCATCAGCGCGGCTAATGCGCAAGTTGGGCTTGGGGTGCTTGGCGCGGCGGGCTCGATCGGCAGCCAGATCGCGCCAGCGCTGATCGAGGCCGAAGAGGCCCGCGATACGGCCGGGCGCGTGTTCACACTGATCGGGCTTGAGAGTTGGCTTGCTGCGGCATTGCCTTGGATCGGGGCGGCCGTGTTCTTTGGCGTGATCTTCTATGCCCTGAGAGCGAGGGCGGCCAGGATCGACGATCACCAGCGTGGGAAAACGCCATGATCGTGTTTGTTACACGGATTGTCACCGCATTTGGGCAGCGCGTCGCGTTTTGGGCCGCCCTGTGTTTGATCCTGATCTCCGCCCTGCGCATCGCGAAACGCCAGGGGCGTCACGCAGCAAAGGCGGAGTTTGCCATTCGCGCGGATGAGGCCCGTATCCGCGCGCTGCGCACATCCCGAAAGGTTCGCCATGCGATCGAAACTTTGCCTGAAGCTGAGCGTAATCGCCGCCTTGATCGCTGGATGCGCGACTGATCCAGGTGTGAGCTCGGGCTGTGATTGGGCAGAGCCGATACGGCCGTCTCGGGCGGATCAGTTGAGCGAAGGGACTGCCCAGCAGATCCTCACCCATAACGAGACAGGCGCAGAACTCTGCGGCTGGCGCCCGTGAAAACCTACGTCACCGATCAGTTCTTGCCGCAGCACTGCTTGTATTTGCGCCCTGATCCGCAAGGGCATGGATCGTTGCGACCCGGGCGCGGCGCGGATTTGAACGGCTGGCCGGGGAGATTGGCAGGCATCGCGCGAGCTAGTTCGGGGCGCGATTGGTGCAGGATTGTCGCCACGCAGTTCGGGATCAGATCAGGGGCCTCTTTATCGATCTGGTCAATCTCTTCATCGCTGAACTTGCTGTTCCCGATGTAGATATCCTGCAGCGCCATGATGAAAATCATGGTTTCACGGGTCTCGTCATCGGCCCGATCGAGAAGGGCCTCCCAGGCCTTGGGCCGCAAGGCCATGGCGCGTGTGAAGCCATCGACCCAAGGTTCCCAGAGGGTCTCGTCGCTGTTCGTGTCGATCTCGTAGATCGGTTCAACCCAGAGCGATTGCGTGATCCGGGCAGCGATGTCGTTGTAATGGGCCATCACCGCCCCGATCGTCGCTTGCGCCGTGGCGAGGTCGGGGAATTGCGCATCCCCCGTTACACCCCAGACCTTTGAGAGCCAGTCCGAGGGAGGGATCATCTCGGGACAGGCCAGAAGGCCGGTGACGAACCCATCAAGTTCGCTCACCGTCATCGGTTCGTTCTCGACGGGCAGCGCCTGCAAGAGTTCTTCCAGACGGTCGAGCCGTTTGTCGTCCTGATCCATGACTGGTCCCCCCCCTGCAGCTGCGCCCCCCTTAACTGCACTGGCCTAAATTCTCAATCGAACTCGTTCTGACCCGGCCGCTCGGATGGTCCGTGGAGGCATGCATGAACACGTCACTTCAAGAAGGCCCAGTCATCCTGATCGGCTACGAATACCGGCTGCAGCTTCAGGCCGAGGCGGATTTGTTCCCAGAGGGGGCCAGTTTTGTGGGCCAAGTGCGCAGCACGATCGGTGCGACGACGCCGGTGGCAGAACTCTCCAGTGCGGCGGGCAGCGTGCTGCGCGTGGACGTGCGCACGCTGGAAATCGTTCTGATGCCTGACGTGACTTCCAGCCTCTCGCCAGGCGGGATTGTTCTGGATCTCGTGCGCACCGATCTGACCCCCGACCGGCATCTCGGCTTCGTTCTGGAAATCCCTGTGGTCCTGCCGGTGACGAGGCTCCCTGTCTCTGCGGGGCTTTGATCCGTGGCGGCAGCACTTGAACTGCGGCCCCTGACCGGGCCCATCCGGCTGCATTTGAAAGCCAGTGAACCGATCCAGCTCCGCGTTCTCGCAGGGCCAGTGGCTCTGCGGCTTCTCGGCCAGCCCGGGCCCCAAGGCCGAACCGGTGTGCAAGGCGACAAGGGCGATCAAGGCACACCTGGAATCACAATTCTTCCGACCGACGCTCCCATCAACGGAGGCTTCTTCTGATGGCCAATACGATCCAACTCAAACGCCGTGTCTCGGGCGTAGCCGGCGCGCCGGCTGCGCTTAAATCCGGCGAGATTGCCCATAACGAGGTTGATGACACGCTTTATGTCGGCAAGGGCGATGATGGGGCGGGCAATGCGACCTCTGTCATCCCGCTTGCGGGCAAAGGGGCCTTTGTCGATCTCGCGGCCTCGCAAAGCATCGCCGGGGCCAAGACCTTCGCCACCGTCCCGAAATCCTCCGAGGACGCGAGTGCTGCGACAGACCTCGTGCGCAAATCCCAAGTAGATGCAGGGTTGGCCACGAAGGCCGCGCTCGCCCATGTCCATGGGCTCAGCGACGTGACGGGGCTGCAGGGCGCCCTCGATGCAAAGGCGCCGCTGGCGTCCCCTGGTCTGACCGGCACGCCCACGGCACCTACGGCTGCGGCGGATACGAGCACCACGCAACTGGCAACGACGGCTTTCGTGCTGGGCCAAGCTGGTGCCACGGCGCCCGCGATGGACGGCACGGCCGCTGTGGGCAGTTCGACGCGCTTCGCCCGCGCAGATCACATTCATCCAAGCGATACTTCGCGCGCGCCGCTGGCCTCGCCCGGCCTGACGGGCACGCCCACCGCGCCGACGCCTGCGAACGGCACGAACACGACGCAGATAGCCACGACCGCCTTCGTGCGGGCGACCCGGCTTGATCAGCTCGCAGCCCCCGCATCGGATATCGCGCTCGGTGGCTATCGCCTGAGCGGGCTTGGTGATCCGATGGCGGCCCAGGATGCCGTGACCAAGGCCTATGTCGATCTCACGGTCCAGGGGCTCGAGCCAAAGCAATCGGTCCGCGCCGCCAGCACGGCGAATATCGCGACACTGTCCGGCCCGATGACCCTCGATGGCGTGGCGCTGGTCGCAGGCGACCGGGTGCTGGTGAAGGATCAGACGACCGCAAGTCAGAACGGCATTTATGTCGTGGCCGCCGGGGCCTGGGCCCGCTCTACAGACGCCGACACCTGGGCCAAACTGGTCTCGGCTTACGTCTTTATCGAGAGCGGCACGGTCAATGCCGACATGGGCTATCTCGCCACCGTCGATCCCGGCGGCACGCTTGGCACCACGGCCGTCACCTTCGTGCAGTTCACCGGGGCGGGGCAGATCCTGGCCGGGGCGGGCCTCGCCAAATCCGGCAACACGCTCGATGTGGGGGCCGGGACCGGCATTGCCGTGGCGGCAGATACCGTTGGGCTTACTGGACAGGCGCTGGCGCTGCACAATTTGGCGACCAACGGGCTTGTGGTCCGGACGGCCGCTGCGACGGTGGCCGCTCGGTCGATTGCAGTGAGCGGCACCGGGCTTTCTGTCTCGAATGGCGATGCGGTGGCAGGCAACCCGACCCTGAGCCTCGCCGCGGCACTGGCCAGTGTCGGGGGGCTGACCCCGGCGGCCGATCAGATCGCCTATTACAGCGGGGCCGCCACCGCGGCACTCACAGCGCTGACGGCTTTTGCCCGCACGCTTCTCGATGATGCCGATGCGGCAACCGCCCGCGCCACCCTGGGGCTCGGCTCCCTTGCCACGCAATCAGCGGCATCCGTCAGCATTACCGGCGGCACCATCAATGGCGTGGCGCTCGACGGTGGGACGTTCTGACCATGGCCAATACTTTGCTTTTGAAGCGCAGCGCGGTTGCAGGGCGCGCGCCGGTGCTTGCGGACCTTGTCCTCGGCGAGCTTGCGGTCAACGTGACAGACGGAAAGCTATATCTCAAGAAAAGCACGAGCGGCGTCGAGAGCATCGTCGATGTCACGGCTGGTGGCATGACCGATGCCGAACTCTTCGCCAAGGTGACCGCGCAAGACGGATCTGGTTCTGGGCTGGATGCCGATCTACTTGATGGCACCCAGGCCAGCGCCTTTGCGCAGCTCGCTGGGGCGACCTTCACTGGCACGGTCACAGCCCCGAACTTCGTCTCTTCGTCCGACGCGCGGCTCAAATCCGACATCGCCCCGATCCCGGATGCGCTGGCCAAGGTGCAGGCACTGACCGGCGTCACCTTCCGGATGGCCGGATCGGATACCCGCCAGATGGGTCTCATCGCACAGGAGGTGCAGCGGGTTGCGCCAGAAGCTGTGGTCGAGGCCGAAGGGGTGCTGCGCCTCGCTTACGGCAATCTCATCGGGCTCCTCGTCGAGGCCATCAAGGACCTCGCCCAAGAGGTCGATCAGCTGAAAAGGACCACCCCATGATCGCGAGCGGGCTTTATGCCATCACCCATTGCGGCGTACCGCGCCATTACGCGGTCGATGTCAAACCTGACTATGTCTCCGTTGCCGTCTTCGAGTTCGCAAACCCTGGCACGGCAACGGGTATGGGCGGGGTCATGCTCTGGGCAGATCTTCTGCCGCATCTCGAGGCGCGGCCTGCCTTTGGCAGTCAGGCCGGATTTGTCGACCTCGTTCATAACGAATGCTTTGTTCCGGATCTTCCCGGCGCGCCGATGGGGGCGATTTACAAGGGCCGCTCCTGCCTCGTTGCCGGTGGCATGCGCGGACATGACGAGTTGGTCGATCACGCGCTGATCGACATGGCTGTCGGCGCCGACGGGCGGCCGCTTTCCTGGCGCAATCGCTTTGCCCGCTCCGCGCGGGAGAAGATCGACACCTCGTTCCGGTACCGGGCACGCGAAGGCATCTCGAATGCACTCGTCGTCTTTCTGCCGGTGGTGGTGCCCTTCGATCAGGCCCGGATCGAGGTTCTCTGTCAGATCCCGCCGATCCTGCTGAACGGCACGGTACAGATAGGCGAAATTGACGATGCGACGATCCCGAAGGACGGGCTCTGGTACAAGCAGTTCTACTTCCACGCCTTGGGCCCAGAGGCGGCAACCGTGCCAGCCGGTGGGCGAGTGGATCTGCCTGTGGCACTCAAATGGAACGCGGACGGCTCCGCCTTTGCCCATGCCGTCGCGCTGAAATTGGAAAGCGACGCGGGCTATCTGCCAAAACGCCGCCTCCTCACTTCTGCTGACGGCACGGGCAGCTTTGCCATCGAGGCCTCGGGGCTCGCCTCGGGCGACCGCATCACCGTCAAACTCAACACCGAGCATTACACTGCGATCGGCAAGATCGTGTTGGAGGTCATCTGATGGAAATTCCGACCACGAGTGACTTGCAGCTGATCTATCCAAGCTTCGTGCTGCACAAGCACTGGCAGATGCCTGAGGGCTTCAATGACCGCCTTTACGCGCTGGCGGCTGAGGATGCCGCGGCCCATCGCATCCAGAATGCGGGGGATGGCCGCAATGTCGGCGATACGACCAATCATCTCGGGCATCTGCGGCATAACTTCCTGATGGACCGGCAGGACCCGGCCCTCGCGGTACTGGCGCAAATGGTCGCGGCTGGCGTGCGGGAATATCTGCAACTGGCCTATGGCTATGACCATACCGGCGACATCGCCATGATGTCGGACACCTTCTGGCAGCGCAGGTCGTTGCGCGAGAACGTCGGCATCAACACCCACACCCATATCCAGAGCGACATCGTCTGCACCTATTACCCGCGGGTGGTGCTGGATGCCGATTGTCCGGACACCTCGCTGCATCGTGGAGCGGTGCGGTTTTATGATCCGGCCAATGTCGGCAAGCGGCTTTGGCCCTGTCGCAACCCGGACGCCTACACTGGCGGTTGGTATGCGGTCGAGCCCAAGGCGGGGTCCATGCTCGTCTTCGAGGGGCATCTTCCCCACGACAGCACGTTCTTCGCGGGGGAGGAGCGGATGTGCATTCCGGTCCTCTGTTCGCTCACCCTTCCGAATTCCCATTGCAAGGCCGGGCTCGCCGAGATCCTGGCCCATCAGGCACAAGGAGGCGGCCATGGCCTATAAGGTTGGAACCACCATCGTGATCGATGACACGGGCTTTGTGGATTGGGCGCGTATCGCCAACAAGCCGGTCATCGGCACCGGGGATGTCAGCGAAGTGGCTTTGGTAAATGGGGTGCCGAGTTCTGGCGCTACGGGAGTTGCGACGGGGGCGGTTTACGGGTCTGGCGGCATCAACAGCGGGTTTGGCGGCACCACAACCTACAATTGCTATATCGAAAGCCTGTCGGGCGGCGGGACTGGGGCCACCATCACGATCACCGCCAACCGCAAGAGCTTCAACTGCAACTGCGCCTGCCGGTGCTGAAAATGGAGGTTCGCAGCACGCGCCTGGAGCTCTGGCCGACCCGGGTCAGTTTTTTTGAAACCCCCGTCGATTGGCCGGTAAACCGGCAATTGGCCGATGAAGCCATTGCCACTGTCGCGCACCGGGGCGCGCGGCTTTCTGCGGCCGAGCGGCGGGTGCGGGGCATCCTTGAGAGAAGCGCGGCTGGCCAGTCCCTGAAATCCCATCTCTTCGCCTGTGCGCGTGCCGTGCTTGGTCCCTGGGCGCCCTATCTCGATCCCCACCATTGCGAAAACCGTGCCCTCGTCATCGAGCCGGGTGGGTTCATCTCGACCCACAAGGACAGCCGCGAGGGGGATCTCACTTGCGTGCACTTCCTGACCGGCGGTGGGGCGGGGCAGTCGGTGAACTCTGTCGGCACCCCGCGCTTCGTGGTCGAGGATCCGTCGCGGTATTTTGACGAGGGACGGTTGCCGTTTGAGAGCCGCCATGGCTTCTCGGTCAATCCGCGCCCCGGGCTCTCGATCTTCTTCCCCTCCCACATTCCCCACAACCAGCACCCCTATGAGGGCAGCACGCCGCATGTTCAGGTCGTCGCGAACTTCCGCGTCAATCTGCCTGTGGTGATCGAAGAAAGGCTATTTGACTGATGTGGTTTGATTTGACGCTGGAAGCGCGGGATGGCAGCCGCCATTCCGTCCGCTACAACCCGCACAGCTCGGACTGCGAGGGGCTGCCGCTGCCGGTCGAACCGGGCATCTTCGCGCCCGTGCCGCGGGTGGCCAAAGACAAGCCCCTCGGAAAATCCCGCGCACCCCGTATCCTGAAAATCCAACTGGGGCTGTCGTGCAATTATGCCTGCAGCTATTGCAGCCAGGCCTTCCAGATTGCGGATGCCACGGTCTCGAAGCTGGCGGATGTCGAGTACTTCCTCACCCAGCTTGACGGCTGGATAGCCGACGCCCCGGAAAAGATCGAGCTCTGGGGCGGGGAGCCCTTCCTCTACTGGGCCAAGATCAAACGGTTGGTGCCGGCGCTGGCGGGGCGGTTCCCCAAAGCGGCCTTCTTCATCATCACCAACGGATCACTGCTCGACCGCGAGAAGCTCGACTTCATTGCCGCGCATGACATCGCCATCACGATCTCGCATGACGGGCCAGGCCAGCATCTGCGCGGGCCGGATCCGCTTGATGATCCGGATAAGCGGCGTTGGATCGAAGCCCTGCTGGCAGAGCTACCAGACAAGACCGGGTTCAACGCGGTGCTGACGCGCGCGCATCACGATCTTCGGGCGCTGAAGGCCTGGTTTGCCGAAAAGGTCGGGCCGGATATCGTCGTCGGGCTTGAGGGCGTGGTGAATGTCTATGATGCGGCGACGGCGCTTGGGACGGGGCGGTTTGAGCCCTTCGAACTGAACAGCCTGACGCGGTCGATCTTCGAGGCGCTGGTTGAGGATCCGAACGCCTTTGGCCTCGGCGCGCGCATCGACGAATTCTACGCCTCGATCCGGCGCCGGCGGCCCATCGCGGCCCTTGGCCAGAAATGCGGGATGGATCGCGAAGATAGCATTGCCGTCGATCTGCGCGGCAATGTCATGACTTGTCAGAACACCGGGGCCAAGGGCGTGCACAAGATTGGGCATGTCGCGGACTTCGAGGCCATCGCACTCGACACCGCAACGCATTTTGCCTTCCGGCCCGAGTGCATGTCCTGCCCCGTCGTTCAGCTCTGCAAAGGGTCCTGCATGTTCCTTGAAGGCGTGTTCTTCGCGCAAAGCTGTGCCAATGAGTTTGCCTTCAATATGGGGGTCTTGATGGCGGCCGTCTGGCATTTGACAGGAATGGTGGTGGTGGGAGTGGACGTCACGGGCCGGGGTGGACCAACCGGAAGCGCCGGGCGCCTCGACGGTAGAGCTCACAGGTCCGGCCCGTGATCCAAGTTTACACTGTTAATGAGCGCGGGCGCGGAATCGGGGCCGCGCCGCCATCGTCGCAGAAACCGCGCGGAAAGTCGCCGCCGGAAATGGGCACAATTGTGCATCTCGGGATCCCAGCAGGCATCTGGCGAGACTGTGTTGGGGGGCGATCGGCGTTTGATGAATTACCGTAGGCTTACCACCCAGCCCCATTATGCTAGCCTCTCACATGGAAGCTTTCCCCCTTTGTATCGTCCGATCATGCCCTGCCTTGACACCAGATGCCGTCAAAGCCTCCCCCATTGCTTACGAACAAACGGCAAGACTTGTGGGTAATTGAAAGCTAGGCTGGACGCGTAGCTGGAAACGGGCGAAAGCGCTAAGCAAACAGGAAGTCATTGGCAGACAGGGTGATTGGAGCAGCTCCGTACAGATGCACAGATTGCCCGGCAACTTCGATAAATACATCCGCTGTTCCGTTTCCGGAAATCGTCAGATCCTCGAAACTGTCGGCGATCACTGACGCGAAGGAAATAAGATCAATCCCGTCCTCGAAATCAGTGATTTCATCATCTCCGAAGGCAGTGTCGGCAAATACAAACCGATCCGAGCCGATGCCACCCGTCAAGAGGTCCGCACCTATGCCGCCGTCCAGACTGTCGTTCCCCTCGCCGCCGTTGAGCCGGTCATAACCATCCTTGCCGAGCAGGGTGTCGTTTCCGGCAAGGCCGGTCAGATCGTTCGAGTTGGCGTCCCCCTTCAGGATATCGGCATAGGCGGATCCTTCGAGCGCTTCGATATTGCTCAGGACATCGCCGATCTGCTCACCACCGGCAGTGCCGGTTTGGGCCGTTGCGAGGCCGAGATCAACCTGAACCCCTTGCGTCGCATCCCGGTAACTCGCGGTATCGACACCCTGTCCACCGTTCAAGGTATCACTACCCATACCTCCGACCAGAAGGTCGTCGCCGTCCGAGCCGCTCAGGGCATCATTTCCTGCAAGGCCGTAGATGTTGTCGTCATGGGCTGTCCCGGAGAGCGTGTTTGCGCTCGACGTGCCCAGGACCTTCAGATGATCAAGAATATCCTCCAGCGTCCAGACCACCCCGTCACTGAACTCGATCACCTCGATGCCCTTGCTTTCGGCAATGTTGCCCATCTGGTTCTTGATGGTGATGACCTCGGAGCTTGTGCCGGTCACGGTCAACTGGATTTCAGACGTGCCCGAATTTCTGATCAGACTGACCGTGCTGCCAACCTCGGTCGAGGCGACGTTGGTCAGAACAAGCCGGTCAAGTTCTGTGACGGAAGCTCCACCATCATTGATCGTGTCGCTGCCATCGCCCTTGGTCCAGACATAGGAATCCGACCCGTTTCCACCAACCAGCGAGTCGATGTCGGTTCCACCGACAAGGTGATCATCGCCATTGCCACCATTCAGCGTATCGGAACCGGCCAAGCCATACATATTGTCTGCATATCCACTGCCAGTCAGCGTTTCGCTTCCAACGGTGCCGGTCATCTGAGTATTCGCGAGGATAGCATCGAGGTTCCAGACGGTTCCATCCGCGAATTCGATGACTTCGATGCCGTAGGTGTTAGAGGGGTTGCTGAACCTGTTCAGGACGGTAATCACCTCACTGCCGATGGTGATCATCAGGTTGTTGCTGCCGCTGGCATGAGAAAGAACGACCTGACCTGGATTGACGTTCTTCAAGACCAGCTTATCGAGGCTCACGCTCGTGCTCGACGTGTCGTCGATCGTGTCGTTTCCGCCCCCGATCGACCAGATATAGGTGTCGGAGTCTTCTTGCCCCCTGAGCATATCCGCACCAGTTCCGCCTTCAAGGATGTCGTCCCCATCGCCTGTGGAAATGGTATCGTTTCCGCCCCCACCCTGGATATTGTCCGCATAGACAGTGCCTGTAAGCGCGTCCGCCGCAGACGTCCCCGTCAGATTGGTGTGGGCAAGGATTTCGTCGAGCGTCCACTCCGTTCCGTCAGCAAAGACGATCTTCTCGATTCCGTACCCGGAGACCTCCCCAGACACAGAGGCGAAACGATTATTGATCGTGATGACTGCCGTCGAGCCGTTGATGGACACCAGCAAATCATTGCTGCCTTGCATGCGCTTCAAGCTGACGTCCGTCGGCGATTGGACATCCGTCAGCACCAGCGTATCGGTCTCGGTCCGGCTCTGACCGCTGTCGTCGATCAGGTCGCTGTCGTCACGGCGGGTCCAGACATAGGTGTCGGAACCAACGCCGCCTTTGACCGTGTCATTGCCATCGCCACCGATCAGCGTATCGTCGCCAGCCTTTGCATCAATGACATCCGCCCCGCCATTGCCAGAAATGATGTCACTGAACGCCCAGCCGTTGAGCGTGTCCCCGGCCCCCCATCCGGTGGTCGAAATGATGCCGACCGGATTGGCAAGCACTTCCATGGTGACGCCATCTGCGAAGGCAATCAGCTCGACCCCGCGTCCGTCGCCATTGGAGTTGAAGCGGTTCTTGACTGTGATCGTTTCGCCGCCGACAGCGATCAGAAGATCCGTGCCTGACTTGGTCAGTGTCGCGGCAGATGATGCCATCCCATTCAGGACCAGCGTATCGACCTCTGACATCGTCGTGCCCGTATCGCTGAGCACGTCGTTCCCGTCGCCAGTCGACCATTCGAACCGGTCGTTCCCGGCCCCCCCGTCGAGGATGTCGCCCCCCTTCCCACCGACGAGCAAATCATCATTCTTGCCCGCGCTGATCGTATCGGCTCCATCTCCGCCATATATGTTGTCGATGAAATCCGTCCCGCTCAGCACGTCGGAGTTGACCGTACCTATAACTTTCGTGCGGGCCCAGATGTCGTCGAGTGTCCAAATGACGCCATCACCAAACCTGATCTCTTCGATCCCGGAGTTTGCATTCGATGTTGTACTGAACCGGTTGATGACCGTTATGATCTCACCGCCGATATCGACGAGCAGGTCGGACGACCCCGACACGCGCTTCAGGGCAACACTGGAGGAGCTTACACCTTCCAGAATCAGAACGTCGGTCTCGTGCGTCGTCGAGTCATCGTCCCTGATCGTGTCGTTGCCGTCCCCGATCCGCCAATTATAGGTATCCGATCCATTCCCGCCCTTCAGAATGTCATCGCCAGTTCCCCCGTCCAGGGTATCGTCGCCGCCTTGCCCTATCAGCGTATCGTTGCCGCCATTTCCGACATAGTGGTCCTCGAAGGCCGTGCCGGAGTAATTCTGCGCCCCACTGTCACCGACAAGCGCGCCGCGGTCCATGATTTCGGTTAGGGTCCAGATCACACCGTCGCTGAATTCGATGACTTCGATCCCCCGACCCTGACGGACCCCATCAACTTCGTAGTCGCGGTCCTTGATCAGGATGTCGGCACCACCGGTGCCAGCGATGTGGATGATGATATCCTTGTTTGCGGCCACATCGCTGATCGTCACCTCGGTTGAGGCTACGTCCGTCAGGACCAAGCGGTCGACTTCCAGTGTCGACAAGGCATTGTCTTCAATCGTATCGGCGCCATCGCCGCGCGACCAGATGTAGGTGTCTCCGCCGGCACTACCTTTCAGATGATCCAGGCCGGTACCGCCAACCAGAATGTCGTTGCCGTCCGATCCGTTCAGCGTGTCGTTCCCGGCGCCGCCATACATGTTCTCGACATAGTTTCCGCGCCCGATGCTTTCAGAGAGGCTCCCTGACTGATTGGCCGTTTTCTCCTTGATGTCGTCCAGGCTCCAGATAACACCGTCGCTGAATTTGATGGCTTCAATGCCTTTCGCATAACTCAAGTTCGCCATCTGGCTCTTGACGGTGATATACGCACCGTTCGGAAGATCGATCCGCAGATCATCGGTGAAAACAACGCGCGACAAGGTGATCGACGTGCTCGCCACATCGGTCAGGACGAGCACATCCGTTTCCAGGCGAGACGTTGCAGAATCGTCGATCACATCGTTCCCATCCCCGGTGGACCAGATGTATTGATCGCTACCCACCCCACCGACCAAAGTATCGTTCCCGGCCATTCCGTGAAAAATCTGGGCGTCGGTCGTAGCAGTCAGTGGAACAGCGATTGTTTCACTCGCGGCCGTCCCGAAAAGCTCAGACAGCGGTGGCGCCAATGTCGCAACATGATCGTTGCCAATGGCGGTCTTTTCCGAACTTAAGGTCAGGGAAGCAATGAACTGATCCCTGGTGATATAACCCGCAGAGAGATTCTCTTCCCAGATCTGCGCTTCTTCGGCCGTGGGCTGGCGCCCCAGCGCATTGATAAACGCCTGTTCGACAAGAGCGACGCCGCTCAAGCCTTTCAGCGAATTGCTGGCAATGCCCGCAATATCTCCACTTTCCAGTCGAAGCTTCGCCACAAGATCATCTGGGTTGCTCTTCCCGGTAAGCAGCAAGTTGGAAAGATAGTCGAGCTCCTGTTCAGTCGCATCACGGTCGTACATCGTGTCGATCAGGCGTTCTGCTATCGACCTGGTGTAGGCAACGTCCAGACTACGCTCGAACTGTGCCGGGTTAAGGATCACGTCAAAGTTGTTGCTGGACAGATGACTATTGCCTACGACCTGATGTTCAACAGATTCAGAAACTTCCAAAGCGATTTGCGCCCGTGTCATCTTGGCAGTGACTGTTGCGCTTGAGTAGAGATTGCGGATTACGTAGTCGAGTTCCTCAAGTGTGGGCGCTCGGCCGAGAGCGTTCAGATAGATTTGTGTCGCAAATTCGGCGTTGTTCTGGCCACCATCCGCGCTGGTGGGATCGATGTAGCGGGCTCCGAACTCCCCTTGAGCTGTCGTCCCATCTGGACCGACAAGTGCTGAAGTCAGAGCAAGCTTGTCCAACTGGCCATCCTTCACATAGGCAACCAACTGCTCAACTTCGTTGAAATCCATGTTGCGATCGAGAACGGTGTCGTAGATGCGTGCGGCTTCATCAAGAACGCGCGCCTTGTCCTCCGCGTCCAGTTGCGCCGTCGTCGTCGTAGACTGGGTGCGGACTTCGGTATAGGTGTCATTGCTGCCCGACCATGTATATAAATATTGCCAAGTTGTGGTCATCGTCCAAGTTTCGATCCCGAAGGCATCAACCTCGTGCTCGACGATCACGTTCTGGCCGCCGCTAGGGCTGGTCCCTGTGCCTGAAAGCGTGATATCGACGCCGTTGTTCCAAGTGTAGGAACCATTGTTCAGCGCCGAACGGCTAATCGTCTGTTCGTTTCCGCTGCGGGTGATCGTGGTCTCAAGCCCGTCAGCCGAAGTGACAGTCGTGAAGACCTGCCCTTTCATCCCGCCTGTGTTGTAGGCGGTTTCCACTTCGACGGTGGAGCCATCGGAGAGAACCCTGCGCTCGATGATCTTGTCCGCAATCCCGTTGCCGTCGTAATCCTGCCACTCGACTGTTTCCCGGCCATCTGCGCTGATTTCTGTCTGGAAATTCGAGCGCAGATCGCCATTGGCATAAGATGTACGCTGTGTCAGACTGCGGCTGCCATCAACGTTCAGGACCGTATCGGCTTGCGATGATCCGTCAAAAATTCCGTCGCCGTCGATGTCATATTGTGTAGCCGAATGAAGCCCGTTCGCAGAGGTGGTTGTCACCGACTTGAAGCTCAAGCGACCACTGCCCGAAGCCTCAATCTTGGTGAAGATCTCGCTTCCATCGATGCCATAGGTCACTTCGGTGCTACGAAGGAAGTCTGCTGCACCATCTGCGTCGACATCAAAGGAATGGCTTGCAAGCAAACCATCAGCGCTGAAACTGCTGGTCACGCGCGCCTCGACATTGCCGAGTTGATCCAGATCCCGATAGACCGAAGTCCGGTCGCCGCCAAGGTCGATAACTGTGACGACATCCTGGTCGACGTCGCCATCTCCATCACGATCGATCACAATGGTACGCGTGCGCCCATCGGCGCTGACCGTTTCGACCACCGAGCGCTGCAGTTCCTCACCGAGACCATAGTTGCGTGTGATCGCGGTGACCGCCCCATCGGCAGTCTTGACCACTGTGTTGACACGATCTGAAGACACGCCGAGCGTATTGGTTGTGGTTGGCGTGCCGAACGTGTTGCTTTCGTTTGTCGCAGAAGCCGTAATATAGTTGGCGTAATCAGTCGTCTTGGTTGTGATCAGCCCATCGCCGCTCTGCACTGTAGTGATAGTAGCCAAAAGGTCGCTGACCTCATCGAAGCTTTGCTGAACCGTCGTCGTACACCCATCCGAGTTGAGCGTTGTGACGGTTTCGCCACGGGCCTCGAAGAGGCCATCGCCGTCGATATCCAGCTTCGTGGTCTGTTGGAGCCCATCATCGCTTGTGATGATATCGGCCGCGGCCACCAACACATTGCTGCCGTTGTGATAGGCTACCATGCGGCTGACGGTTCCGTCGCTACCAAGGACCGTTACCTCTCTCGATTGAAGGTCGATCCGGCCATCCGCGTTGCGATCAACAGAGGCATCTCGTGTCAGCCCGTCCGCCGAAACGCTTCTCGTCTGATGCGCCTCCAGCACGCCTCCCGTCGAATACAGGTCGGTCGTCGTCGTAATGGTCCCGTCCGCAGTGAGCGTCGCAATGGAGCAGCCATCGGTCGATCCGTCCCCATCGAGATCAATCGTCGTCGTGACCGTCCGACGATCTGCGCTGGTCACGAAAACTTGCCGGTCGATCAGGCTGTTGTCGGCTGAGCGATGTTCAATCGTTTCGGTCACGACACCCGTTGTCGCCACGCCTTTTGTCGAAACCGTCCTGAGATCGGTGGTGCCATTCCCATCAAGATCGTCTAGCCGCGTGACGGTCAGCCCATCGTCACTGGTGGTCACAGTCGAACTTGCATAGGCTGCGCTGTTCAGGCCACGCCCAGTATCGGTTTCGCTCACCGATCCATCGGCATTCAGGACCCGAAGCACTTCTGCCCGGCGCTCGAATTGACCGTCCCCGTCCCGATCCCATTCATGTGTGACCGTAAGTCCGTTCGCGCTGATGGTCGTGCGCTCCTGGCTGACCAGGGCTCCCGTTTCGGTGGTGTCGATTGAGGTTTCCGTCACCGTCCCGTCGTTCGCGACGCTTCGGCTCGTCTGCTGATCCACCTGCCCATCGCCATTGATGTCTGCCGAGACAATCGTCAATCGCCCGTCATCCGAAATCGTGGTGGTCGTCTTTTCGCGTAACAGACCCGCAAGATCGCGAAGTTCGCCAACGACCTGAGTGCCTCCGTCCGAGACGAGGGTCGAGGTCTTCGTCAGGACCAAGTCATAGTCAGTGTCACCATCGGCGTCCGAGCGCTGGATGGTCACCAGCCCGTCATCGCTGACCTCTGTCTGGCTCCGCCCCAGAACCTGGCCGATCGCGTTCTTGACCAGTTCAGTTGTGGTTTGACTGCCGTTGGCGTTAAGAACTGTAGTCGAGGTCGTGGTCCGATCAAACGCCCCGTCGCCGTTCAAATCCGACTGCGTCGTGGTAACCAGGCCGTCATCGCTTGTGTTGATGACGGTCAGGACCCGGTTGCTGCCATCGCCGTTGTTCACGTCCTGCGTGCGCGTCTGGCTTCCATTGGCATTCAGAACGGTCGACCCAGCCATGACCGTTTCGAAAACGCCATCGCCGTCCGCGTCGAGGCTCGTATTCTGGACGAGGCCATTGGCGTTCATCGTGTTGATGGATTTCGAGACAATGGCGCCATTCGCCGCAAAGGTGGTGTCCGTAACTGTCGAAGCACCGTCACTGCCCTCGACGGTCTGCACCAAACGGTCTGTGTGGCCATCGCCATCAGTGTCCGTGGCAACAGTTTTCGTCCGCCGGTTAGCGCTTTCGACAATCGTCGTTCGCCCCGTCAATGTCGTTCCGTTCCCAGCATAGCTTGAGACGGTGCGTGTCACACTCCCATCGCCGCCAAGGGCACGGACTTCGACCGTCTTCGCGTCAATCGTGCCGTTTCCATCGATGTCGGTGGTTTGCGTCACCGTCAGCCCGTCCGCACTGGTCACCGTCACCTCGCGCGATCGCTGGCTTCCATCCTGGTTCGTGACCTGCTGAACCTGCGTCGCCACCCCGCCCGAAACCGTGGTCACATCCGACACCGCCGTATCGGTATCGCCGTCGCCATCCGCATCGACCCTGGTCGTCGTCGTCAACCCATCGGCACTCGTCACCGCAATGCTTTGCGCCCAGACAGATCCGTCCGCATTCCGCGACCAAACCGTCTCGGTCCGCGCCGCGGTCCCGGCATCCACCGACACCGATTTCACCAGATCCGTCGCCTGGAAAACCCCATCCTGGTTCTGATCCACCCAGCTCTCGGCCGTCACCTTGTCGGAGCTCAGGGTCTCCTTCACCATGCTCCGGACCGAGCCATCCGTGTTCGTCGCCGTCACCGTCCGGACCCGGCTGCCATCGCCATTGATCACCGTCTGGTCCAGCGTCACCAAGTCGGTATCCCCGTCGCCGTCCATATCCCGGCTGGCCGTCCTGGTCAGCGCATCCGCCGACTGCACCACCGTCGACGCCGACCGGACCGAGCCATCGCCGTTCTTCACCGTCACGACCGAGGTTGTCACCGCCCCCGCCGCCCCGGTGATCGAGGTTGCCTCCAACCGGTCCACATCCCCGTCGCCGTCCAGATCACTCAGGACCGTGCGGACCTTGCCATTGGCGCTGACCGTCTCCGTCTGCCCCACCCGCAGCGTCGTGTCGCCGTTGCGGACCGTCATCACCTCGGTCCGGCTCAAATCCCCCGCCACCGTGATCGTGTGCCCGACCACCGTCTCGGCCACGCCATTGCCGTCGCGGTCCGTGCCTTCTGTCCGCACCTGCCCGCCCGCCGAAACCGTCTCGCTCCGGCTGATGATCACCGTCCCGTTCTGCGCCAGCTCGCTCAGTACCTCCGTCCGGCTGCCATCGGTGTTCGTCGTCCAAACCTCGCGCTGGTCGAACCAGCCGCCGCCAGTCGAGTCCCGCTCAATGGTGACAGCCTTGCCGTCCGCGCTGGTCGCCGTCACCACCCGACTGTCGATGATCCCTGCATTCGGGTCGCTGCCCAGTCGGTTGACCATCGTCTCGATCTTGCTGCCGTCGCCGTTCGTGACGGTCTGAATCCGCTGCGACCGGTCGTTCACCCCGTCGCCATTCTCGTCCCACAGCCGCAGGATATCGTTGCCCGACGGGCTGGTGACCGTCATGATCCGGAATGCCACCCCGCCATCCGCGTCATAGCCGGTCTGCATTACCACCCGGTTCACCCCGTCGGTGCCGACCACCTCCACCACCCGGTGCCCCGCCGCTTCAGCCACGAGGGCCGTGTTCGCCACCGTCCCCGTCGTCCCGTTCGCGCGGGTGAACGTGGTCTGCCCGGTGATCACCGACCCATCCGGCATCCCGATGTTCACCGCATTGGCGGTCAGGTTGATCGCGGTGATCCCCAGTTCCGCCAAGGTCTTGACGATGGTCGAGCCGTCGGCATTCGTCACCATCACCTTGAACTTGGCAAACTCGGCATCCGCCGCCGTCAACTTGCCGTCGCCATTTGAATCGAAGGTCGACCGAATCGCCTCCAGGTCGCCCGTGGCCGTCGGGTCCCATTCGGTGAAGACATACTGCCGTTCTTCCGTGATCGCATTGCGGCCATCCGGGTCAAAGAACAGTACCCCATCCCCGGCCCCAGCCCAGGAAGTCCGATGCGAAAGGCCGTCCTTACCTGCCACAAACTGCGCGGACTTGTCGAACTCGGTGATCTTCACCCCATCGCCATCAAGGTCGAGGAGGATGGGACGGCGGCCTTCACTTGCGGTAGGGTCTTCTTTCGGATTTGCCGCTTGGCCAGAGTCGGCCCCGCCCCCGCCGCCGCCCGTGACCGAAGTCGCTGTCTGCGTCTTGCCACCAGACGAGTAGGTCGTTTGCGACGTGGTATTTCCGGTAACCGTTCTGCTTGCCCCACCTGACGGGTTTGCCGCCTGACCGGCGTCCGCGCCGCCTCCGCCGTTTCCGTTAACATATGAGGCGGAGTAAGTCGTGCCGCCGGAAGTGTAGCTGACGGTTGAAGTGGTGCCGAGAAGCTCGCCGGTGGTTAAGACTGGTGATTCAGGCTCATAGCCTGCCTGTTGCCGAATGATCCTGTCTGGCCAAAAACCGGTCTCGCCGGAAATGAGATCGCCGTTCCAGCCGGAAACCAAAACTTTCGCTGCAGTTTGCAGGTCTCCAGCCGCATAGGCGTCAACGTACTCACGTACAGCCTCGCTCGAGGAATACTTATCACCCAGATAACCTTTCGTGCCAGGATCACCCAGTATCGTTTCGCGGCGAGCAGCAAACTTTGCCGCTTCAATAATGACGGCGATTGGGGCATTAATTTCTTTAGTGATTCCGTTAATCCAATTCGATGTGGAGACGCCGCCAGCCGAGAGAATTTCTTCAGCAAAATTAAAACAGCTTGCGCCAATCAAACTATAGTCAACAGCTCCAAGCACAGAATCTGCGTAGCCAATCATGGCAGCAGCTTGTTCGTCCGAGATGGAAATGGTAACAGAATCAGCAACTGTACGCGGGCTATCTTCGTAGTCAATTTTCTGGTTCACACCGTCATCAGGGCCCAGAGAACTGCCTACCATAATGACCCCATCAAGGGCACCGCCTTCAAAAACTGAGGCGGCAATTACATGTGTATCAAGCTGCCGTTCATAGCTTACAGATTTCCCGGTGGGATCAGTTACAGTGATCGAAACATGACCGGTCCCCGAATCATCAAAAACATTGACTGTCACACTCGCACTACCCATCGGAAAGCCTCCATTTCTCTGCATCGAATTCAAAAACTGTGAACGACCAGCCTTTGCACTCTGTAGTCGTGGCCAACGTATTTCTACCTTCAATCGCACTGCGAAAAACTCTGCTTTCATCGTCGCGACTGAAGGGAATTCCTTTTGCAAAAGCGTCAACCACAGATTGCTTGTTCCCCGGACCGAAGATCTCGGCAATGCGATCTGACGTCAATATTTCAAGGAAGTTTATTGCGCCTCCCTCATAGACTGTAGCAACAAAGGCTCTGGTGGTTTGCGAATTAATCTTTGGTCCAACTACAATAACTCGGTCAGATCGAAAGTATCGACCTTCCTCCGTTGCTTCATCAATTCTTGGAAAACGTACATTGAGGTTGCAATCAATTGTGCGCGGATCATCCAACTTTCCAACCCAAGTTGGTCTGTAGGCCTCTCGTGACCAAGTAACTTCACCAACTATTTCGCCATTTCGGATCTCTTGGCCGAAGCGAGTCGTTAATACAGCATAGGCGCGCCTGCTTTCACTCTGCCATGGCTCGTCCAGCGCAAATCTAAGCAAGAATCTATTTGAATACCCAAGGACCGCTAGACTCGTCAAAGCCGCAACTGCGACAAGAGTGGCTACCAACTGCTTCCTCTTGGCCTTCATGCTCATTGGCACCGATACTGAACGAGCAAGCGTAGGGTAGATGTCACCTCGCCACCTCCCCCCCCAAAAACCAACCGTACCCCAGCCATCACCCCACCCTCTACGCATGTGAGAGGCACGCCCGCTCTGTGCGCCGCCGTAGCCTGTCCAATCCCGAACCCCATTCTAACCCCCTCATCAATGCCTTGACCTATGCCCCCGCCCACCGCATCGCGTCCACATGCGTTACCAGAATCTTTATTCGCTGCCTTTCTTGATCCACCATTTTCTGGGATAGAACAAAGCCAATGAGTGTCAAAAACAGTAAGAAAAGAAACGCAATTACGAGGACCGCATGTGAATTTTTTGACAATTCAAACCCTTTCTCCACGAACGCCCCTCTAACAGTCACAAAGAGATCAACATTTCCATTTCGCCGATATTTTCCCTTTTATCGACAAGCGTATGAGGAAAGCGAGGAAGATAAATAGTAAAGTAGTGAATCCCTTACCTGAACTGCTGTGCCCCAAGGTAATCCAAAGCCGCGAGAGGCACGCGCTGGACCTGTCCCAGTTTCGTTCCGGTCAGGTACTCATGATTGTCCGTCATCGAATGATTTGGCAGAGCCTGGCTGATTTTGGAGCAGAAGGCGCGTGCTCATCGATTTCATTTTATGCTGCTTGACGCTGGTGGTTCAAGCGGCGGTTTTGGATGGTTTGGTGTTTGATGCGCCTCCTTTCAGCCAAGATGGTTTCGCCGCGCCCGAATTAGACGTCAGCCGGGGTCAGGTTGCCGATGCTTTCGTTGTAGTGGTCGATGAAGGTGGCGATGGCGGCTTCAAGTTCCCCTTCGAAGAAGTAGTTTTCGAGCAGGATGCGGTTCTTCAGGGTCTGGTGCCAGCGCTCAATCTTGCCCTGGGTCTGGGGATGCATCGGCGCGCCGCGGACATGTTTCATGCCCTTGTCCTCGAGGTATTCGGCCAGATCCCCCGCAATATAGGACGAGCCATTGTCGCTGAGCAGGCGCGGTTTGTGCAGAACCTTGGCACTGTCGCAGCCTGATGCGGCCAGGGCGATGTCGAGCGTGTCGGTGACATCCTCGGCCCGCATATTGCCGCAGAGTTTCCAGCCGATGACGTAGCGGGAGTAGTCGTCTAGGATCGTGGACAGGTAAAACCAGCCCCAGCCGATGACTTTCAGGTAGGTAAAATCAGTCTGCCACATCTGGTTTGGCGCCGTCGTCTTGTCCTTGAACTCATCCGCAGCCTTGATGACGACGTAGGCGGGGCTGGTGATAAGGTCGTGGGATTTGAGCAGGCGGTAAACCGAAGCCTCTGATACAAAATACTTTTCCGTGTCGGTGAATTTGACGGCCAGCTCTCGTGGCGACAGTTCGGGCTCTTCCAGCGCTAGGGTCACGATCTGGTCCCGCACCGCCTCGGGGATGCGGTTCCAGACCCGGGAAGGGGAAGAGGGCCTGTCTTCCAATCCCTCGGGCCCATGTTCGATGAAGCGGTCATACCATCGGTAAAACGTGGTGGGTGACCGCCATCGCCAAACGCCACCCGGCCTCCCGTAAGCGCGAATTTCTGACCCTTGTGTGTGCCTGTGTTCTGATACGCTGCGAGATGCAGGCCACCGATTGGTGGCTTGATTTCGCGTTAGGTCTTCAGCCTTTCACACTGGCGTCGGCTTGAAGTTGAACGGGAGCAGATCGGAGATGTCTGCGTCCTTGGCGCGTGCGGGCATTTCGGTGAGGACGTGGCGGAGCCATGCGAAAGGTTCGACGCCGCAGGCCCTGCAGGTGAGCATGAGGCTGTAGATGACGGCGCTGGCCTTGGCCCCGGCGGGGGTATCGCTGAACAGCCAACTCTTTCTTCCGGTGGCAAAAACTCTGATATCGCGTTCGAGGATGTTGTTGTCGATGGGCCTCGTGCCATCCTGCACATATGCTCTGCCTCGGGCAGGGTGTACTCGACCCACTGGCGTGGCAGCGCGGCCGGCAGGGGTTTGCGGCCCCGCTTGGCTCCGGCATCCGAACCGCCCTCGGGCAAGTCCGTGTCCGGCACCACGGTGTCGCCATCTTCCGTACCGATGCCAGCCGCCGCCTCGGAAGCCGCCTGCTCGGCCTCGTTGAGCAGGCGATCCTTGCTCTTCTCGCTGTGCGGCGCAAAGCGATGCATCCGCGCCAGTGCCAATTCCGCTTCCAGCTTCGCCACCAGCGACGAAAGCCGAGTGTTCTCGGCGCACAGCGCTGCGAGCTGCGCGTCCCGCAGCGCCAGAAGCTCTTCTATTGTGGGGTCAGTGGTCCGATTCATCAGGATGTTGAATCGGACCACCTGCCGCGCGTCAAGCCTCCGGCTTTACCGCCGCTCAGCCCGCGTGCTGGTAGTGCCGAACCGGATGGCGCACCATCGCCTCGACCGCGATCCCGTCCAACAGCCAATGAAGCTGCTCCGCGCTCAGCGTCACAACCGCATCCCCCCGGCGCGGCCAGCCGAACCGGTCCTCGCCACCCAGGCGCTTCAGCACCAGCACGAAGCCCGAGCGATGGAAAAACAGGAGCTTGATCCGGTCCCGGTGCCGATTGCAGAATCCGTAGACCGCCGGGGCAAAGGGATCCAGCCGCATCTCCTCCTGGATCAGAACCGCAAGCCGCGTGATCCCCGCCCGGAAGTCAACCGGCTCCCGATGCAGGTAAACCCGAAGGTCAGCGTCCAGACGGAACATGAGCCAAGGCCCCCAACACCGCCCCGACATCCGAGCCGCCACCACAATCCAGAACCAGCTTCACCCCCGTTCGGAAGCCGCGCCGTGACCCGCGTCACCCCAGCCGCGCAGCCTGCCTCGCGGTCTTTGGCATCCCCGGATGGCACCCGAGACCAAGGCCGGTCGACCGCTCCGCCGCGATAGAGAGTTCCGACCATATCCCCCTCGGCATCGACCGTGCTCCCGCCAGCACCGACCTGAACCGGCACAAACGCTCCCAAAGGGGCCGAGTCTTCCGCCAACCGCTTCCCAACCCACTTGCGCAACAGGTTCGCGTTCACCCCATGCGCCAATGCCAGACCCGAAATCGATGACTCGGGCCGAAGGCACGCAGACACCAGCCGCCCCTTCGATGCCGCGTCACCACAAGCCCCGCATCCTCAAACTCAATCCCTGCCATTGCGTCCACCATTTTCCTTCGTGGACACAATCTCGCACCCAATCACCCGCCAACAAAGTTGCAGGGAAATTCGCGCTTACAATGCAAAAGTCCCCCTGGGTTTCAGGGGAACTGTTCAAACGTTGACGTGGCGTTGACTCGTTTTGCGCTTATGCTTACACAAGCGAAACGCTCAACATTTAAGCCTTTGTTATTACGGAAAGATTTGGTTGCGGGGACAGGATTTGAACCTGTGACCTTCAGGTTATGAGCCTGACGAGCTACCGGGCTGCTCCACCCCGCGACGTTTCCCGAGGGCTTTTTTTGTGCGATCGGGTGTTTTTGAGAT